CCCTGTTCTGAAATTGGTTGATCTCTCCCTTTCTCCCCTCTGCGATAGGTTGACCTATGTCCCGTTCTGACCTATTCTTGAATCAGTCGACAGAGCCTGCACGATCTGGTTACCGGCGCTATGGCGCTCCCAAACGGAAGCGTCATCTGCACCTCACCGATCAGGCCCATGCCCACTTGGTAACTCTCGCGGAAGCCAAAAGCACCTCACCTTCTGAGGTTTGTGAGCAGATCATCCGGGCTCACGCCCTGGCCCTGTCGATCCCAACACCTCCCTGAGGGTTGTTGTCCCCGAGGCGAAACAGTCTCAACCCAGTTAAATCGTTACTGTCCTTCTACCGCCATGCCCGCAGCTACCGCTACCAAGGCCGCCGAAGCTAAAGCTAAGCGCCCGACGTCAGCGTTCCTCTCCGACGATCAGGTCGAGGACGTTGCCAGAGATTCAGCCGCCAACGACGCCTACGTTGGCCTTTCCAAGCTCGACGAAGGCAAGCCTTTCCGCTACCGCTTTCTCGGTGCCGCCATCACTGGTTACAGCACCTGGGTCGAGACTGACGGTAAGAGTAAGCCAGTTCGGTGGCGTACTAAACCGGAAGGTGACGAGATCCCCGGCAATTTGCAGATCAACAAGCAGAGCGGTAAAGCTGCTGACATTAAGCGGTTCATCGCCGGCTTCGTCTGGGATTACGCCAAAGAGCGGATCTCTGTTCTAATGATCGACCAGAAGACCATTCTCCAGGATCTCCACGCCGCCATTGTCGACCCCGACTTTGGCGATCCGCAGGAGTACGACATCAAGATCACCAGGAAGAAGGAAAACGACTTCACGAAGTATTCGTTGAAGGCCGCTCCTCCGAAAGCCGTTGGCGACCACATTCAGGAAGCTTACGAAGCGCTTCTGGAGAGTGGCGGCGATCTGGAGGCACTCTTTGACAACGGCAACCCGTTTGAGCCGGAGGCTTCCAAGGCTGCCGGTGCCGATGAAGACGACGAGTGATCTACGCTTCCGTCTGATTCCTGAGTGGGGTGGGCTTCTCCCGCCCCTTTTTCATGTAAAATGTCAACAACCCCGTCGATCCCATGGAGACCCCGAATTCCGCGCAGATCATCCGAACATTCGGGCGGAACGTCGAGGTGCTGGCCATCCAGAAGGGCATCAGCCTCAAGTCGATGGCGGACTCTCTCCAAATCTCCAGCGGGGCTCTCTCCCGAGCCCGGAAACAAGCCACTCGCTATATTGACCCTGAGGTACTCCTCGGCTGTGCGCGTATCCTGGGATGCACTGCAGATGAGCTGCTTAAACCAATCGACGGGGTCAAATACTGAATGGACTACATAACCCTTCCGAAGCACACGCTAGAGCGCGAAGATGACCATCCCCTCGGCGGACGCCATTACAACACACCACTAGGTTGGGCGGGGAGTGTAACGAACAAGCTCCAGCGGTCGAAGAACATGACCAAGATCAATGAGTGGAGGGAGTGGAAGGGGAAAGATAAAGCAGACCAGATCCTTAAGGTCGCTGGTTGGCGCGGGACGAAGATGCACAACAGCATCGAACACTTCCTCCTGACAGGAGAAGAACCGAAACGTTGCATTTTGGCCACTCCCTACTGGAACAGCATCCGCCCATTCGTCCGCAAGATCAGACACACCGCCCTGATGGAAGGGGCTGTCTGGCATCCAGACGGCTTTGCTGGATCGCTCGATCATCTCGGATACCACGAAGACGATGGTGGGGAGATCAGCCTGAGTGACTGGAAATCGGCGGAGAAGGCCGCAGACGATGAGAAGCTTTACGACTACAAACTCCAAGTAGCCGCCTACACCGCCGCCGCTGAGTTCGTCTACAGCGAGGTCAAGCTTTTCATCCCCCGAGCCCGCATTGTCGTGGCCATCCCCGACGCTTGCTATCAGGTCGTCCTTCTCCAGAGGGATGAGCTAAAGCAGTTGTTCATTCATTTCCAAGCTCGCAACCGCTACGCGAACTCCTCCTACTGATGACTTCCAACCTTCCCAGGCTGATCGGTATTCACTCACCCATTCCGGGATCCGGCAAAACCACCATTGCCAAGTTCCTGGTCGAAGAGTACAACTACCACCGTATTCCCTTCGCCGATCCGCTGAAGTTGATGACGCGGACGCTACTTCAGTGTTTCGGCTACAGCAAGGTCTACGGGGACAAGCTCCTCAACGACCCTGTCCTTAAAGAACAGATCCTCCCAGAACTGGATGTGACCCCAAGGTCCATGATGCAGACACTCAGCACCGAGTGGGGCCGGAAACTGATCCATCCCGAAATCTGGCTGCTCGCCTGGAAACACTCCGTCGAGGAACTCGGCATCTACGGTCGTGTCGTGGTCGATGATGTCCGATTCCCGAATGAGTTGGACATCGTCAAATCCCACCTCTCCAGCACCCTCTGGCGGGTGGAGCGCCCGAGCGCAGCCGTAAACACCGAGGTGATGGCGCACTCCTCCCAACAGCCCCTCGACCGATCTCAGTTCCAAGAGACCATCGTCAATAGCGGCTCGATCAAGGACTTACACATGACGATCAATAACATCCTCCTGGGGGTTCCCGTATGACTAACGCTGTAAGCACCTTTGACGACACCACCGGCTTTCGCCGGGGTCATCGCGTCCGCTTCGCTAACGGCCCAGTCATGACGGTGATGAACTACACGGAAGGTGAGTATGGGGAAACATTGATCCTCTGCGGCTGGTGGCGGGGCGACTCGGAGATCGAAATCGACTCCTTCCATCCCGATGTCTTAATTCATACAGACTCGGATTACGGTGCGTTTCTCTCGGAGCCTGCGACAGAAGACCCAGACGGCTTCACCGAATTTCACTCAGGGTAAAACCTAAATCCGCTGATGGCTAATGCTGAACTTCACAGCTATATGCAGGAAGTGGGTAAGTACCCAATCCTTTGCGAGGAAGCTCAACTTCTCCACTGCCGCCGCATTCATGAATGGATGCACCCACTTTCGTATCATGAACAGACAGCCTCAAAGCAGACGGTAGAGCGGCGGGGGCGCCACAGCATGAAAGCGATGGTGAACACCAACCTACGAATGGTGGTCTCCATTGCGAAGAAGTTTCAGCACAAGGGGTTGGAGTTCTCCGACCTTATACAAGAAGGAAACATCGGCCTGGTTCGCGGCCTGGAGCTTTACGACCCGGCTCGCGGCTACCGCATCTCCACTTATGCCTATTGGTGGATCCGCCAGGGCATCACCAGAGCCCTACACAACCAAGGGCGGACCATCCGCCTTCCCATCGGCCACTACGAAACGCTGAATAAGGTTCAGCGGTACAGCCAGGAGATGCAGTCAAGGACAGGCCGGAAGCCCACGCTGGAGGAGCTGGCCGCCTACGCCAAGATCAGCCCTGAGCGCATGCTTCTGATCGGCCAGGTCTACGCCATGACGGAGGCCGCAAGCCTCGACCGCCCCGGCATCGAAGGAGGCAGTAACTTGATTGAGCTGATCCCGGCGGTGGATTCCCCCGAGGACGACGGCTTCAGCTTCGCTCCTCCCTCCTCTTTCACCCCCTTCGACCCCCTCTCTCCCGGCGAAGCTCCCGTCTTGGCCCTGCCTTCGGCAGAGCATCGGATGATCTCCGCCGCGATGCGGCGCCTGCCGGAGAAGGAGAGGTATGTGCTGGAGGAGATTGTTGTCAAAGAGAAGGGGCTGCAAGAGGTAGCGAGCGATATGCAGTTGAGCAAGTCGAGGATCGGGCAGTTGCTGAAGTCAGGGAGGGATAATTTAAGGATTGAAATGGAGAGGCTGCAGATGTCAGGGAGTAAATAGTAGCTTCACATCGGCAAAGCCATGCTCTGCCAATACTTCTCTAATGTCTCTACCTTTTCGTGTCATTTGGTATATTCGCATGTAGTCCAACTCTAACCGTTTGCACAAGCGAGTAAGATTGAAGGTATCACCTTTGTATTCATACATTCTACAAGTCTTGTACCCTTCCTTAGGCTTTTTAAGTATCCCTTGCGAATCTCGTAAGTTGTCACTTTGGTAACCTAGTACCAAGTCTCCATCGGCTAAATGCCTCACAACCATGTGACCTGGGTTCTCTTTTGTCTGTAGGAAGTAAACGATTCGATGGGCGTAGTGAGGCCCATGCCCTGGAACATGAACCAATCTATATTTGTTGTTGATCAAGCTACCAATAACTGGGTCACCGGCTTTTGTTCTCTTATGAGGTCGATCATGAACCCACACCAGACCAGACGGGGAGGTAGATGAGAGTCTGAATAGCTCCAACACTACCTCCGGGATCGGCTTGGGTACTCGACCCCCAACGGTTACAGGGACATCACCCAGGTTCAAACAGAGCTGCTCGGTCACCGGTTCAGGAATCAGATGCCCTGAAAGCATAGCATAAAAAATTACATATATTTACATTTTTGTAGACGTTGTATGTGCCATATAGACAGTGTGCCTGTCGCAGGCTGAGTCTCGATAAGACTCCAGCAAACTTGACGGATCCGCCGATCTGTGGTAGACTCGCGCACGTCGCGCACGGGCGGGTTTCCTCTTGCTGCGCGATCCCCACGGATCCGACGGGCCAATCAGTTGACGATCCCGCCCATCCCGTGGTAGGTTGGATCCAACGGGAGAGAACCGGCGGCCGTCGCGCCCTGGATCTCCTCTCCCGTCAGTCGCGATCCGTTCCCGGATCCGGCGCCGGCCGAACCGCTTGACGGATCCGCCAATCCATGCCATACTACTTTCACATTCCCGAACCGACCGCCTATGTGAACTGACCATAAATAGCGCATCCGATCATGCGCGGCGGGCCAGGCCGACCCTGGAGCTATAGCTGTGAGCTACGGACCTTTGATGGGCTGTAGTGGCGCACGTTCAAATCCCGGCGGCCAGGTATCATCCTGAGCAAGCGCGGCGAACGGGCCGATAATCCCTCCCGACTTTCATGTCGGCTGATGGGGGTGAGGTTTCTAGTAGCACCGGATTACCGGAGGGGGCAGTAGTGTGCGTTAGATGGGGAGGCCGGTGAGAGCCAGATCCCGTCGTTAGCAAGCAGGATCCTCGTGCAGAGGGACCGGGCTCACAGTGCAAGCAGGTATGCGGTGTGCTACCGGGGGTTGTCAGGCCCTACGCACACTTCTCAGGGGGGTTGGGCCTCCTGCTGCTTAGATACGGGGCGCTCCTACATGGCCCCACTCCCGCAAGGGCTCCCTACCGTCAGGGTTATGCGACGGATGTAGGTATTATGGTTCAATTCGTTGGCCTGAGGTCAAACAACGAAAAAATCTTTCGACATACCTAGCGCAAGCTAGGCAAGGCGCGATTAGCCCACTCCGTTGTTACGGGGTGGGCTTTTCGTATGGGCCCTACGGGACGGCGCAAGCCGTGGTTCAATTCCCCCTATGTCGTATTGCCCCTTCGGGGGCATTTTCTGTCCAACTACCACCGGGCTCTGCCCGTCTGACACCTATGTCAGCGACAATCACTGTTCATCCGGCCAGGGCCGCGATGGACGTTTGGCGTACTACCACGCCGCGTCCGATCCTGGATGTAGTCCGAACTGTCAAAACCCTTGATAGTAACGGGAACACCGCCTTCATCGCTCACTGCGGAATGGTTCGAGCTTCTGAATCCAAGGACTATTCTCTGACTATGCACGAGAATCATTTAGCCGCAGTGTTAGAAGCTCTGTCACGATTCAACCCAAGAGCTACCTACCGACTCGTCTGTTTCTCCACAATAGGAGCCGACAAGTACGGCACATTCGTGATGGAACGGCTCCCATGATCGAATACGCCACCCCCCAGGACTTCGCCCGTTGGCGGAGCCATGCGGCGACTTGTGATCTCGGATCGCTCCGCTTCATTATCCGCGACTGCCGCCAAGTGGCGGAAAACCTCCGTGGGTTTAACCCCGTCCGCGAAGGGTATTACGCAGATCAAGCGTTCACTTATGCCGATGAACTCTCTCGCCGCCTCAGACTCACCGGTTCAGGAAAAAGTCATGCCACAACTCGCTAGTGTCTACGCCTGGAGCGTATTCGTTCCGAGCCAATCCGCCTGGGTCCATTTCCGCCGCAGTGAGATGCACGGCCCTGGCTGGTGGTTCTCCGAAGCCCGCACTCAATCCGGCAGGGTCTTGACGACCCGCACGATCTCCGCCGAATACGCGGCGGATCTCTATGCCCGCTACGGCAAAGATGCCGAACTCCAGCTCTATTCCTGAGGCCATGCCCTACCAATTCCGCAACAACCACGGCCGGGGCTGTAGGTACTCCGTGTGGGTACAACGCTTCACCACAGAACACGGCACTCGGCCTGTTCTGGAATGGTTTCACACAATGGAAGAACAACAAGCTGCCGTCGACGAGATGATCGCCGATGGCAGGTTTAGTGGAATCTCGTCCTATTCCCGGTCGCAAGAGACCGCCGACGCTGAATGAAAAAACCAGTAAGGCTCCACTTTACTGCGGATCCTGGTCATGGTTGGCTACATGTCAACCGTGACATAGCTCGCATGATTATGGGAGATGATTTTAGCAAAATATCCTCTTGCTCTTACCAAAGAGGTGCCACTATTTATTTAGAGGAGGATTGTGATGCAGGTTATTTCCTAAAAGCTTGCAAGGAAAGAGGGGTCGAAGTTGACATAAAAGTCAAGCATTACGCGAACTTAGCACCAATACGATCCTACAACTCGTTCTTCCCATGAAATGCTCTCACTGTGGTAAAGACATTGCGCTAATACCCTCCGCATCTGAAAGGGCTCGTAAGTTCGGAGGTGTGCCCTCGGACTATACAAGATTATTCACAATCCATTCAGACTGCTTTTTGACCAAGCAGGCAGAAGAAACTTTAACTCTAATGCGGAGTCTTTGAAATGACAAACCTCAAAGTAATAAACCTCGCCACTGGCGAGTGCGTCCCAACCAACCCATCCGCCTTCTCCGCAGCGGAAGCTGTGGTCTGGGCATGGGGCACCTTCTCCGGCGAACCCTACCCTCGCGACTACCGTTATCACCCCCTCCTGGAGTTCGTCTCCAGCCGGGTTGTCTCCTGCGGCGAGCATCCCAACGTGTTCTCTTGCAGGCTTGACCCGGAGCTAACACCGGAACAAGCGTTCTTTGTTAAACATCCGCAGTACAAAGGTTGCGTGATCGAACCATTCAAGTGCAACATGTTTACCGGAGGCAATCAATCTATCCTCCGGGATCCTGCTGGCAATCGCGTAGCGATTATTAGCCAGGAAGGCTTCGCATCGTTTACTGTCCACCGTACCTTCGATTGATCCCCATGTCGACAATTATCGACTCAACCGGCACCATGCTGTCCGCTGAGTCTTGCTATCTGGTCCCCGATGAAGCTTTCACAGAGGAAGAGTGGTACAACATTGACAACTTCCCTGATTCCGAGATAGCCCGAATCGGAAAAGAGAATGGTATCCTTGTCTTAAAGACAGAACAGCTTTTACAAGCCATCGCAGATGCTCTATGGGGCGAAGGCGCGGACACTCCGTGGTGCCCTGACACCATTCAAGCCATCGCCGATGCAATACAGCAGGAACGTCCTGATCTGGTAGCTAGTCGTACAAGTTGACGTTCAAGTAACCGTACAAGCCCAATCATCCCCTCCCCCCATGTCAGCTTTCCTCTGCTCCAACGATCTCTTTGACCTCCTCGTCTCCGCATACTTCAACGATCCCCGTGACTCCACCCACTTGTACCTCAAGTACAAGGGGATCGACGGAGCGACAGACAAAAACGCTCCTCAACTCGTCCGTGACGCCCTCATTGACGAGAACTGGCGATCAATCCAACATTGCTACGAGGACGCTGAAGACTACTGCGGGGCTCACTACCGTAGCCTCAAGGCGACCAAGTTCAGGCGGATCGTTCTCCTTCCACAACCCGGCGTAATCGCTAGAGCCGGGGGCTGCCTGAGCTACCAATCCTGTGAACATCCAGGATGGAAGAGTTCCCCAGCGTTCAAGATACTCCAGGATCTCAATTCAAAGCTTCTAAAAAATCTCCCCGGCTACGATCTGCCAGAAGGTTGGGATGCCTATGAGCGTCCTAAGAATGATGCAGTCTGCCTCTCCACCCTTGTCAAAAAATGAGCGCCCCTGTCGTCCACTTCGTCCCCGTCTCCGCCAACGGCAAGACCGGGCCCATTGCCGTCTCTATGACGGAGCAATCCTCCTGTGCTCCAACCTGCCCATTCGCAGGCAAAGGCTGCTACGCCGCCTACGGCAGATCCCTTCTCCACTGGAAGAAAGTCCCCGAGCGCGGCTCCCCCTGGGGCGAGTTCATCCACAAGCTCCGACGCCTGGGCCCCACCGACATGTTCCGCCACAACGTGGCTGGCGATCTGCCTCATGCCGGAGGCTATCTCATTCCCGAATTGGTCAACGAGTTAGCCATAGTCGCAGGGCGTCTTCGTGCAGCGTGGACCTACACGCACCACAGACTCAACACACACAACCTCTCCGCCATTCGTGAAGCCATTACCTACGGCTTCACCATCAACGTCTCCTGTGAGGACACTCACGTTGCCGCCCTCAACGCGCTGCGCGGCCTCCCTACGGTCTGCGTCGTCCCCCCGGAAGCTCCAACCTGCTTCCGCGAGGAAGGCGTGACATTCGTTCAATGCCCCGCAACCCTGCGGGACGACATCAACTGCAAGAACTGCGGTGGGCCGCGAGGCATCCCCCTCTGCGCTCGATCCGACCGCAAGGTCGTAGTCACCTTCCCGGCCCACGGCTCAGGCCGCAAGAAAGCCGCCGCAATCGCCCGTGGCGCGGCTTGACCGATTCCTGAACGGGGGCATACGATGCCCCCATCATGCCCGCACGTCCCACCTCCCCCTTCCCCTTCCCCTTCTGATCATGAGCCCTCCCCCCGGAACCCCCTCCTGGCGTCATCCCGACACCTTCATCGGATTCGTCCTCGGTCTGTTGTTGTCAACAGTGCTGATCAACGAGGGGATGCGAACTGCGCCACCCCTACCCCCCACCTTCCCTCAAGCTCTCTCCCCCGAGCCCGCTCCTCCCTTCCCCTCTCGTTGAGCGCTTCGCTCCCTGCGACGGCACCCCGAAGCCTCCGATCCTCACCCGTTCGGAGGTTTCCTGGCGCCCTTGCGCCCTGGCTTTGCCAGTTGTCCATCTACCACCACCCTCCGGGCCCTGCCCGTTCACTCACCGTGACCACTTCCACACGCCCGACGCTCTGCGTCGTTGCCCCCCGCTCCAGCAACGGCTCCGGCACCGTCCGCCGCAAGGCCCCGGCTGCGCCGAAGTCCTACTCCCCCAACGGGGAGATCGGCACTCGCGTGGCGCAAGCCTTCCAGCTCAAGCTGGAAATCGACAGGCTGAAGGCTCTGCTCGATGGGCACACCGCCTTCCTCAAAGCCCACTGCATCAAGAACAACGTCAGCCGCATCGACGTCGGCGACTTTCAGGTGCAACGCAAGGAACGCGCTAACTGGGAGTATTCGCTCCTGCTGCAGAACGAGATGCTCAAGGTGCAGCAACAGCAGAAGCTGGAGCAATCCGATGGCCGCGCCATCAACACCCCCACCGTCTACGTCGCCCTCGCGGTTTCCCGCAAGGCTGCGGGGGCCTGAGCGATGAGCATCGCATTCAACATCCACATCGAAGGCAAGCACGAAGACGACGCTATTTACGCCCTCGATGAAGTGCGCCGTCTAATAGAAGAAGGCTACACCTCCGGTTTTGGCTCAAACATAAGCGGGAGTTACAGCTTCAGCCTCACTGAACCTGTGGGCCAATACAAATGATGGGCTACTACCGCATCACCCGGAAGCAGTTCTACGCCATGGGCGGCTTCTCCGACTCTTTCAACGTCCGCAAACAGTTAGGCCGCAGTTGGTCCTACTGGCGGCGGGCCTGCAGCTGAGACTGACCCACCGCTCAACAAGTCCTCATGAAGATCCTCTCCACTTCTACCCCCGAGGCCGAAGTCCTCGCCTGGCTCAACGAGCAACTGGCCACGCTCTTCCCAGACACGACCTTGCCCCTCCGGGCCTTCCACTGGGAACGCTCAACCTCTGCCAAGAAGCTCAGGCAGCGCTGGGCAGGCTGGTATTCGGCCTCAACCATCAGCCTCGATCCCGACTTCTTCCGTGGCCTCCCGCCCGAACGTCAATCCCAGGCAATCATCGACGTTGGTCTGCATGAATTGTGCCACCACGTTCAACACATCAAATACGGAGACGTCCCCACCCACGGCAAAGAGTTCCGGCTCCTTGCCAACCATGTCAATGGTGTTCTTCAACGACAGGCAGTGGACATTTACCACGAACTGGCGAAGACCCCCGAAGGGGAAGAGGCCGCCCGTGCCCAACGAACAGCGCTTGCGCTTCTTGCGAGGACTACGTCCTCCAATGAACACGAAGCAGCCTTGGCTGCCGCCAAGTACGCAGAGTTCACCAGCAAGAACAATCTCAGCCTAGATTCCCATGCTGGAGCCCTAGCGGAGAACCTTCCTGAGATCGTCAAGGAACACATCTGGACCGCCAAGGTGATGAACACCTGGCTTATGTCGGTGCTCAGAGCAGTGGCTTACACCCACGGCTGCACATTCACCTACCGCCGCACACAGGACGCCTGTACCCATATCCACTTCTACGGGCGGAGCATCAAGATCCCTCAGGCTTACGACATAATCGAGTACCTCACAGGTGCAATCGACAGGGTCGTAGAGAAGGAGATGAAGGCGGACAATGATGTCAGAAAGCTGCACCAGCGTGAAGGGCGGAGTGTCCTCGCCGTCCCCCGAGGCCGCTCCTACTGGATAGCCTTCCGCGAAGGTGTGGCTCAGCGTGTCGCCAAAGCGCTCCGCGACGATCACGAACGCCGCATGGAGGAGGGTATCACCGCCACTAACGGGATCACTCACGTTCCCGGCCTGGTGCTCCGATCCTCCTTCGTCAAAGAGAAAGAAGCGGCCAACGAATACATGACATGGCTGCACCCTTCTCTGGGTAAGGGTGCTGCCCGCAAGGGCTCACAGTCCGCCGCAGGCCGCGCCGCCGGCTATGCCGCCGGGGCTTCCGTCTCCGTGGCGAAGCAGGCAACAGGCGCCCGCAACCGTTCTCTCGCCCCGGCAGCAGCCGGTGAATGACCATGTCCAACCACGACTTAGTTGTAATCACTGTCTACTTTCGTCAACCACAGGATGATGCCGGTGTAATGACATTCGTCGATCACCTCCTTCATTGCCATCCTTCGGTTCAAGACTACGAGTACGAACACATCGCCCCGGCAGCAGCCGATTGATCTCATGCACAAACTCTCCCCAAACAATCCCACGGTCGTTGATGAAATGATTAAGCAGGAGATTAGTGATGCTGTAGAAAGCATTGAGGAGTATCTGATCAATAGTGATCAAAATGAAGATCTACTGTGTAGGATTCGTGACGGGTGGACATTAGATCAATGCCGAGATCATGTGATCTACAAGATTCTATATCTACGCTGGCATTTATGCACTAGCTCAGCCCAGGTAAACCCGGAGCGCTTCTTTCTCTCTTACATCAAAGAAGAGGCAGAAGCGCTTAAAGATCCGGAGGCGTTCTACACATGTCTACATCCTTCACTTCGGTTCAACGGATGACATCTCCCCTCTCCACTTTCTCGCTCCGGCAACAGCCGGTTGATCAATGGACAACAAGACTCTTACAGCGCTTGAACGCAACTGTGGTCCTGACCCCATCAACCCCTGCGCTGACCTCGCGGGTATGGGCTCCGATATCCTCAAGCGGATCCACTTTCTACAAACCGAGATCAACTCATTAAAGACCACATACAACAACATTAACCTAGGGATAGACAAGTTCCTAGGGTTGACCCACCACTGTGGGGAATACGTCACCTCTGATTCCGATGCGATGGATGCAATTCATAAAGAAATGAATGGCAAAGAGTGGGACTCTGACACTTTCGACGCCATCGCGGAATTCGTCCGCCAGAGCCATCGGCCCATCGCCACCTCCCCCGAGGACGTCACCGATGTGGAGGGTTGCTGATGCGCCATCTTTACATCAACTCCATCACCGTCAAAGGGCAGGCTATCTACCGATGCTCTACATGTGGGGGCTTTGGCTCCGGCGACGTAGTCACCGTAGAAGTCAACAACCCCGCAGAGATCGCAGAGATCAAGCCTGGACCTAATGCCATGCCAATCGGCTGGGGTTCTTACTCCGGTGACGATGGGCGAGGCGACTACCTCACTTTCCGCTGTCCAAACTGCAAAGGCACTACCTGATGTCCGCCCTTTCCACCGAAACCCGCCTCACCTTCCCCCTCATCCACCTCAACGGCAACAGCCGTGAGTCGCTTCGCGACGGGTACATCAACGCCCGCCGTGATCTGCAGAAGGCCATCAACTCCTTCTACGCCATCGACTTCCACGCTCGCAATTACTACCCGCTCCCTTCGGGGAGCTGGGAGCGAGCAACTGCAGAGCGGGATACGATCCGTGAAGGGCTGCATAAGGCGCACACCTACCTTGAGCGTCACATTGAACACCTCAACCAGAGCCCTTCGCCGTCCGAACCTAGGCGGTGATAACGATTCTCATTCCCGCCCCCATGGTCCGCTTCCTTCCTCTGTTCCTACTCCTGCCCCCCTTTCTCCTCCCAACTGCGGCTACCGCCTCCACCGTCCTTCCCAACCTCTACGCCAGCCACTACTGTCGTTATCGCTCCCTAGGCATTAGCAACGCTGACGCGATGAAGGCTGCACTCCAAGACGCCAGCGTCGGCTACGACGATTGGACTTACGTCCAAATCAATGAGACACCAGTGCGGAGTGATCATCTCAACGCTGTTGTCGAAGCACAGAAACTCTGTACTGAGCTTTTTACTCCATGAACGTCATCCTCACCCCCCTCTCGCCGAAGGCGAAGAACCGCCTCGCCAACAGCCTCCACGGCAACCCCATCTGCACCCTGGAGCAGCTCCGCGACGGGGAGATCTTCGTGACCTCCCCCGACCGGAGCTTCTGCACCTGGATCAAGACCGAAGGTGACCCCGACTGGGCCTTCACCTTCACCCGCGAATCCGCTTCTGCTGCGTCATGAACAAACCTACCTACGCCCAACAAGCTGCAGACCTCAACCTCTGGCGTGAGTACGTCGATCCGCAACGAGCCGTGTCTGACGAAGACTTTCACACGATGAATCTTGTAGACCGTGAAGCCTTCATCGTTGAGAGCTTCGGCCCCGAGATCGTCATCCCGACCGTCGACGACATTCTCATCCGCACCCACATCGGCGGCCACTTCCACGAATGGGGTGCCGATGGTGGCGTCATCCGCGTCTCCCGCGCAGATCTCCGCCCAGTCCTGGAGGACGCTTACGACCCGACCGACCCAAACTGGGTCGCCTTTGTCGAGATCGACAAGGGCTGACCCTCACCACCTGGCAGTCAACCTTCCTGACGTAAGCCCAGGCTGCGCCTCCTTTCTCAGCGCACTCACACAAACCTTTCCTGAATCGGTTGACAACCTCTCCCCTTCTTGATAGGTTGACTCTACTCCGCACTCGCGGCTGTCCATCTACCACCACCCCTGGCCCACGGGCCGCCCCTTCCGCCATGCAGACCACCCCCGCCTTCACCCCCGAGTACGCCAACCTGGCCCCCGCCTCGGATCCCTCCCACACCCAGCCCACCCGGAGCGATAGCTCCGAAGCCCTCTCCGTCTCCGGCGCCCTGATGGGCAAGGCCACCACGGCCTACGCCCGGAATGAGCAGCTCCTCCTGGGCCGCGCCCCGCAGGCTGTTGCCGCAGGCGGCTACATCAACCCGGCTGACGCCACCCCCCGCCAGGCATTCGCCGCCGCTGGCGCGGACTTCACGGTCGTCTCTCGCCCCCTGGCGTTCAACGCTGTCCCCGAAGACTGCGGCCCCCATGTGGCACCCTTCTGGAATCCCATCACCGAGCGCAAGGCGATCGTCCGCACGGACACGATGCAGTTCCTGGGTGATGTCGGACGGGGTTACACCCCGGCTCAGATGGAGGGCCTCATCAACCTCTTCGACTACCTCCGCGAAGACGCGACCATCGACAACATCCTGGTCCTCGACCATGGCCGCAAGGTCGTCGTCTCCGCCTACATCGACATCGTCGCAGACGTTGCCGAAGGTCACTCAGTCCGTCGCTTCCTCCACGCCTGCAACTCCTTCGACGGAACCACTGCCTTCTCCATCTTCTTCTCCGACATGATGCTCCGCTGTGCGAACCAAGTTCGCTACATCAGCGGCAAGGGCGCAGCCAAGGCGAAAGCCGCAGGCCAGGGCCTCAAGCTTCGCCACTCCGCCGGAATCACCGAGTGGATGAAGAACCTCCCCTCCCTGATCGACATCCAGAACCAGACCTTCCAGCAGGACATTGCTGCCTTGCGGCCTCTGACCACAACGAAGCTCACAAAGGAAGCTGCGGACTTCATCCTCCGCAATACCTACGCCAAAGAGCTGGGGTCCCCCATCAAGGACAAGGAGTCAGGTGCTCTTCGAGAGCGCACCCTCGAAGACCTGGAGACTCAGATCGGAACGATCCGCAGCCACTACTCCGGCAACACCGGGATCGACATCATCCCCGGCACGGTCTATGGCTTGCTCCAAGCGATCACCCAGTTTGAGACGCACGATGCAGGTCGTACCAAAGACCCCATCAAGGCGGCCCGCACCCGGCTGGAAGCCCTCTGGGGTGGCACCGGCTCTGACCGGATCGAGGCAGCCCGCGAGGCTTGCCTCCTGACCATCGCCTGATCCAAACGGGCGGGAGGAGGTGATTCACCTCCTCCCCACCGCACCCCCTACACGGTGTCCATGCCCACTTCAACGAACTTCGGCTACCTCCTCTACTGCACTCGCGTTCAAGCCATGCCCCGCCCTGAAGAAGGTGCTCCCCCCGAGCACGACAACACTCCAATTACCTCCTCCGAAATCATCTCCCCTGATAGCACCTTCGCGATCTACGAAGAGGCCCTCGCAGAGACACGGACTATCGTCCGCGATGAAGCCAAAGAGGTGATCAAGGCTCGCATCCGCGAAGTTGAGCAGATGCGCACAACCCTGGCCCGTGCTGAGACGGAACTTGCCAAGCTTCTAAAGAAGACTCCCGAGGAGATTGCGTCGACTGCGTACTACAAACGCGACGAATTTGGCCGCAAAATCCCCTATTAAGCTATGCCAATCTCCTACAACACCGAATATGGAGGGTTTGCGATGGACCGCAACAATCATCACGGAATAAACCTTGTCTCTGATGGGAAGACCCTCGCAATGCGATGGAACCATTCTTCATTCATCTTCAGTGGCTTCGACGTAATCCACATGGAATGTCAGGATTACCCTGCGCGTGTCGTCAACCTCCATCTGATCTCAAGAGGCCCCGTCAAGGTAGGCCCAGCATCCGCTCTTGATAACCTCTTCCTCAACGCGAACGATCTCTCTGTCGACGAGCTACTCAAACTCGCCTACCAGAAGATCGACGCCCGTGCTGAAGCGGAGGAATTCACACAGGGCATCGAGGTATCCGCCTCATGACCGATCTCACCATCATCAACATCGTCGAATCTGCTCGCTCTGTTGACCCCCAACTGCAAGGTCAGTGGATCGCAGAACGCGCTATCGCCGCCGCCCGTGCCGCTGACGCTGACATCTCAGATCGAGATCTAGAGGCTGAATACGCAGCCTGGTTCCAGCGCGAATATGGGCGCCCCCCGCACCCAACTGCAACAGCACTGGGAATCGCGTGGGGTCGTCACCTTCTTAGTAGAGGATCCCATGGCCATTAAACATCAAGCAGAGACAAACGCAGGATTTGTAGCGCCAAGTCCATCATGGTTCATCGTAATAAGAACTCATGGTCATGAGACTCTAAAGGTAGGTGACCTAGTGCGAGTAGTCGAAGACCCCTTGTGCCGAAACTGGATCTATCGCCGAGACGCCACGCTTCATGAGTTAAGAGGTAACGACGATTGCTACGTTGAACTACAACTAGCGATGTTCGTCATAGGAAAAGAAGGCCCCCTACCACAGGAGCCCTCCACTGTCCATCTACCGGATCAGCCATGCAGCCTCACCAGCGACAAGAACATTTAACCACAACATCGGAGGAACCGCAAACCCCGGCTTCGCAACATCCTCACGGTGCGGATTACGCAGAAGCGATCCGCTATCAAAACGCTGCAGAACATTTCCGCCGCATCAGGAATGACCTTCTACACAGTGAATACCGCATGGAGCAAGGTCAACTTCTAACCGAAGAGGACAAACTTCGGCTACAAAAGGCCGCTCTCCAGTTGAACATGCTCACCGCTGACATGCACAGGCGAGCAGGCCATTTCCAGACCCTGGCAAAAACCCCTACCCCCGAGCCCGCTGCACTCCCCCGATGACTCTCACCAAAAGCCCAGTCCTTGACACCACGGTCCTCACCCCATTCGACCGGATCACCTCCGAAGTCGAAATCGCAGAGTCCAAAGCCGTCACAACCTTCGGTGACTACAGCAACCCGGCGATTAACAAGGCCGCCCGGAGCTACATCTACGGGCTCCGCCAGGTCCGAACCTCCATCGACCGTACGCGCAAAGCGCAGAACGACGAAGCTCAGTCCTACATCCGCAACGTCAACGGCTTCGCCAAGGAGCTGACAGAGCGAGTAACCGCCCTGATCGAACCGCATGAGCGGATCATCAAAGGCATCGAAGAGGCCGAAAAAGAGCGAATCGCTGATCACGAAGCTGGTATCGACACCATCAGCGAGATGCGCCGGGGCCCCCACGGGGATTCCGCCCGGATCATGAAGCTCCTCGACGCCCTCACAGAGATCGACCCGACGACCTTTGAGGAGTTCACCCCGAAGGCTGACGCGGAGATCCAGATCACACGCGCCGCACTGGAGGAGGCCCTGCAAGCCGCCATCGACCACGAAGAGGCGGAGGCCGCAAGGCAGAAGAAGCGGGAGGAGGAGGCGGAAGCCGCCCGTCTTCGCCGCGAAGCGGAGATCGCTGAGACCGCCGCCGCGAAAGCCACAGCCGATGCGGAGGCCAAGGCGGAGCGGCTCCGAGCCAAAGAGGCCAAGGAGGCGGAGGCCGCCATCGAAGCGGAGCGGAAGAAGGCCGAAGCTGCCGAGCGCAAGGCCGCAGAGGCGGAGGCCAAGGCGAAGTCTCATGAGACTCAGACTGAGACTCGCCGATCTGCCCCCGAGCCCGTATCCGACGCGGAGCAGCTCCCCGCCACCCGCGCCAAGCGCAACGCCCTGGTGGGGATCATTCAGGAGGCAGTTCTCGATAGCACCCCAAAGGGCTTCGCCCTGACTCTCGTCCTGGGTGAAGTACACCCGGCGATTGTCATCGACTGGAGCAAGGTGGAGTCATGAGTACACAGTCTCTATTCTCCTTTAGTGAAGCCCTAAAAGAGCTTCACGACGGCCACCGCTTAACCCGCAAAGGGTGGAACGGGGCGAACCAATGGATTCAACTCCAGCTTCCCGATCAACACTCCAAGATGACGCTTCCGTACATCTTCATTACAACCGTTCAAGGCGACCGTGTCCCCTGGCTAGCCAGTCAAAGTGATCTCCTCGCTAATGACTGGTGCCTTTTCGACGATCTCCTCGCTAATGACTGGTGCCTTTTCAACGAGGATGCCTGATGACTCCGAAGCACCCCATAGTTGTCACCCCTGCATCCAACGCTGAACGGCTGAACTCCTCCATTGTCCAGTTCACTGACCTAATCCTGGAACTCACAACCATCGGCCTCGATCAGGCCCGCCACCAGCCCACCGGGCTGCAGAACCGCCTCCTACAAGCCGCCTGCACCTCGTTGGAAGCGTGGGTTGAGATCCAAAAGGGGAAGTTGGCAATGGTAGAAGCCCAGGTCCGTGTTCTCCCCGACGACACCCTGATTTACCCCGGAGATTACTCCCAATGATCATGACACCCGATGCACAGCTGCAGGCTGTCGCCGCCTGCGCCAGCTTCACTGGTTACGGAATCGGCTACCTCCTTCATCGGCCGACCTTCCTCATGCTCTTCATGACCAGCACCACCGCCGCCCTGACCGTTCGGATCATCTCCATCAATGGAATATCTCAATGAGTCTCATGTGTCCCGTATCCCCACCCTCACCCTCCGCGCCAGACTGTGTGGGCCTGACCAGCCGCCCCGGCATTGCGCCTGCTGCGACGGAGTTTTGTCCAACATCTCATAAAGCCCCCCTAAAGGGCTGGCTGCCGCATGTCTACGATGAAGGAGGGCTTCTCCGCATACGAACTTCGTCACATAGAGACAGGAGCGTCCCTCTACACGACGACTGCGTCGACAGAAGAGATTACAAGAGCGAACGAGAACTTGCGGCAGAAGGAATTGCCGACCCGTTTCTTCCCTGTGGGGGACTTTCACATACCCTCACTTCACGGAGACGTAGGGCAGAAGTAGGCTGTAGCCTCCCCATGGAGGTTTAATGGCATACGTCTCAAAAGTCTCAGTAGAGCAGATCATTGCTGAGAGCGAAAAGCTCCTGAATGAGATCGGCATCTGTAACTACGCAGAAGTCGCTCGGAGGCTCAACGTCTCCCGGCAGACCGTCCACAAGCGACTCCAGGTTGCAGCTCAGCGCGGCGAAATCTCCCCCGAGACCGTCGAGCGCTACCGCTACATGGGGACAACCCTCACGAAGCGCTTCAACACTTCCCTAACCCCGGAGAATTTCGACTTCATCAAGGCTTTGGCCGACCAACTTGAAGTCCCCCCTGCCTACATCCTCCACGCAGCGGTCAACCGCTACCGGATGTCGCTGCTTGACAGCAGCATTCTCCATCCGTCCGCCGTTCAACAATGCGACTCGACCCCTCCTACTTCCGCCCCATGACGACCCCTCTTCCGTTCTTCGCTGCTGCCGCAGCTTTCTTCCAGGAGCTGGCTCCCGTCGCCAGCCCACTTATGTCCGCCCTCGGAGAAACCTCAGCAGCTGTCCACCGAGCCCAGCAAACAGCTTCTGGGCGTACTCGTCTAGGCTCCGCCGCTGTGAGCTATCTCCCAGAAGAGGATGAGGATTGATGGCACTCACCGATGACCAACTGCTCCAACTGTCATTCGACTTCTTCTCGCATCGAGGTAATTCCTGGAGAGATTATTCAATGACAACGTCTATCCAACCTAAAGGCATAGACGCAGGCGCGGCCATCGTCGCCTACGCCCGCGCAGCTATTGCGTTGGAGAAACAGCAAGAGACAACAGCCTCCACCACTCCTTCTTTCACAGTTATCCCTTCTTTCACAGAAGGTTCCCGGCAAAGAGGTAACGGAAATCGATTAAGAGGTTACCAACCAAAACCTACTATTGTCCCCCGTGGAATACGGCCCAATCCCCCACCCAAAGATCCCTGATGATCCCCTTCTCCGTCGTCATCGCCAACCGTTTCACGAAAGGGTTGGCCTTCCTGCCCTATCCTCATCAAGTCCGCCTGATCTCACTCCTCTCCCGCCGATGGCGAAGTTCAGCCACCTCTCGCGTCCCCGCCGCACCGAATTCAAACCTCAACCCTTCTCTGAGCCACATCAAATTTCTATCTCTCCGTCCCCAGACATCACCACCTCCGACATCTCAGACGCGGAGTACCTAATCAGCCGTGTCAGCGGCGCATGCGCGACCAAAGCCGCCTACACCACCCGTAGTGAAGTTACGACCTACCTACGTCAAACTGGTTTCACAGGCACACCCTACGCATGCAGTTTTTGCGGCTTATGGCATGTGACCACGATGCCTAAGAAGGCTCAGAAATTGCTGATGCGGAGACTACGCGCAGCTAAGAAACTTCTCAACCCCATCGCCTTTTCCCAATGAGTAATCAAACCGAGCAACCCACTCCCACTCAAACTGAGTACACTCTCGTAACCCCTGATTACCTTCTCCGTGCTGATCCTCGGTTACGAACCAAGACCGTAGCAGCCACCCCTCAGCCCAACCAAACCGCCTGGTTGGCTATGCACCAGGACTACTCCGAAGGCTCCGTCATCGACGACACACCTCCCCCCGAGGACGAAGCAGGCCAGGCCCTCCTCAAACACCTCTTGGCCGGAGGTCGGGGCCACTTCGGGCCTCTTGAGCACCCTCAGATCACGATCGCGACAGCGGGCTTCCCCCACTCCGTGATGCAGCAGGCCCGGACGCATCGCGTAGCGGTCTCCTTCGATGTCCAATCTTCCCGATACACCGGGGAAAGATTCAAACGGGTCGTTTCTAATGATGAGAGCTACGATCCTGATCAATTCCACATCTCTGATCTGGTTTATTTCCGCCCCGTAGGTCGGTACAAAGACCGTGGTGGAGATGAATACATCTACTCCGAAGATGGGCTCAATTCTGACCAGAAGTTATGCGTCTTTCTCGCGGAACGCTACGCGAACAAACTACACGCAGGCTTTGCCGAAGAACACGCCCGAGGCTACATGCCTTTCGACTTTCGACAGAACTTTGTCGTCTCCTTCAACCTCCGCTCCCTGATGCACTTCCTCGATCTCCGAGCGAAGCTCGACGCTCAGATTGAAATCCAAGCGCTCTGCGAGCTGCTGATGATCGAGTTCCAGAAGTGGACTCCTGAAATAGCCGGTTGGTACAAAGCTAACCGCTGGGGCAAAGCGAGGCTCTCACCATGACTGAAGCGAAAATTTCCAATGAAACCGTGGCCTGGCTACGACAGTCCGCTGCTGTCGGTGACACCTACTCCCAGGTGCTGTTGTTCCTGCTGGAGCGAGTGGGGACGCTTGAGCAGCGACCGATCCCCGAGCCCACCCCCTCGCCCGAGGCCGCTCCGGTGGCCACGGATGAGGAGCTGCTGGCCATGCGTTCGTGGTCAAGTCACGGGCCCACATTCGACAGCGATTTTGTGGAGTTTGGCCGCGCCGTCTACGACCTGGGCCGCCAGCATGGCGCCGCCCAGTCCACACCTCCCGCCTTGCCGCCCGCATCCCCGGTGGGTTGGTGGGGAGGGTAGCAGCCGCAATCCGTTTTTAACCATTGACTATTTTTACAAAAATGCCATGAGCCTGCAGATTGACGACGCCGAACTTGAAGAACTTGAAGAAAAAGTGGCAAATGATGATGGTTTATACGCAGAGTTGGTCGACCTAAGAGGCGGATGTAGCTGTCACGTCAACGCTCCATGTCCCGCCTGTTGCAACCCACTAACAGCAGGTGAAGCAATTTCCCTCGGACTTTACACAGAAACACCATGACCGCCATTTTCCGCACCCTGTGCGCTGAGCTTGCGCAGCAGCTTGACGATGCCCTGGATTTCACTGTCAGCAGCGATACCAGGCGCCAAATGGAGTCCCTCGTCGCTCGCGCCCGCGCCGAGTTGGCTGAGTCGGAGGGAAAAGAACCGAGCAATGAGGAGTTGCTGCAACTGGCTATCGACACTCGGCTGTATCGGTTCCAGGCAACAGCCGGTGATCCAGTTCAGTACGAAATGACGGAACAGCAGGTGTTTGCGTACGCTCGCGCCGTCCTCACCCGCTGGGGGCACCCCGCCTTGGCGCCTTCAGTGCCAGAAGAGCTAAGTCCTAGAGAAGTTGAAGCACAAGAAGCCTTCACACAAATAAGGGACTTAATTCTTAACCTCTCGGACGGCCTAGAAGTGAACGAGGTTCTGGGAATTATCGATGACCACACACCGAAATGGGTATGAACAACGATTACCGCAAGGCGCTTCTCTCTCTCTACACGCAGCCATTCAAATTTACACTGAGCAAAATCCTCAAGCCCAACAGATGAAGCCAACTGAAATAACGCAGCAGTTGATGGATGCGTTGGACGCTTTGCCAACGTCAGAGCTGACAGCCGGAGCATTGGAGGATCCCGAGACCGGCTGCGTTTGCGCTCTCGGCGCTGTAAGACTGCAGCGAGGTCCACAGGCTGTGCCGCTGTCGCACGACCTGACCGATCCAGATGTGGACTGGCGCGATCTGGCCGAGCCGTTCAACATCAGCGAAACCCTGGCCCATGCAGTTATTGCTGCGAACGAGTTCCGTGACAAGCGCAACGACGAGCAGTCACGCCGCCGCCGCTGGCAATCTGTCCGCAACTGGGCCGTAAGCAAATTGATTACACCACTATGACCAACCCCACCGCTATCACCGACTGGTGCTGGGACCCAATGCCAGCAGTAGACGGCTGGTTTGCAGTGGTCAGATCCTGGGATCCAGCGGAGGGGATGTCTGCTGGCGTTGCGTATGCCAATCAGGGGATTGTCCCTTGGCCTGGCAGCAACGGCATGGCGCTGGGGGGTAGGGGGCACGCTGGCCCATTTGCTACTCAGGCGGATGCACTCGCCTGGGCAGATGCACACGATCCAGAGACCCCCGATGCCTGACCCCCCGATGCCCTGATCCTCCCCGGCAACCACGAAGCACCGAGTCCGCACCATTTACGAACCCCTCCCGTGAACTCAACACCAGACTTCAACTTCATCCCTTGCGAGGCGCCCATTAAGATCCCCCGTGCAGCCGGCCCTATTCCCGACTGGCGCATCCGCCAGCTCGCCGCCGAGGGCATGATCAGCCCGTTTGAGCCTGGGAAGATCCGGGAAATTGAAATCCCTCTTCCCGGATCTGCTCCTTATGGACACTTCCAGCGCCCAGTGATTAGTTACGGCACCAGCTCCTACGGCTACGACCTAACCCTTTCACCCAAGGACTTCCGCATCTTTCGCCACGTCCCTGGCCTGATTGTAGACCCCAAGAATTTTGATGATCGCTGCCTGGCTCACGCAGATCGTCACCATGACGATCGAGCTGGCTCCTACTTTGTCCTCCCTGGCCACACCTATGGCCTTGGAGTGGTAATCCCGTATCTAAAGCTCCCACCCAATGTCACCGCTCAGTTCATCGGCAAGAGCACCTACGCCCGCTGCGGCATCATCGTGAACCTCACCCCAGGCGAAGCCGGTTGGGAGGGCCACCTGACCCTGGAGATCTCCAACAGCAGCGGCGCCGATTGCCGCATCTACACCAACGAGGGGATCTGCCAGGCTCTGTTCTACGAAGGCTTGCCATGTGACACGCCCTACGGCGACGGCAAGTACCAGGGGCAGGCCAATGGCGTGACCCTTGCAAAGGTTTGACAATGAGATTGAGCGACGCTGACGTCCACCTAATCCTTATTAGTGGCGAATCATTGAAGAGTATGGCCCGACGCTTCGGTATTTCCAAGCAGGCCGTTTCCCAGATCCGATTGGGCCGCACCCACCGAGCTGTCGCCCCCGAGCTGCCCCGACGAACCCCAGCCAAGTTCTGCACGGCATGCCGGTTCTGGCGGGGCGGATCGGATCCCTGTTCGCAAGGCATGCCAGATCCTGTCTACGAGGGGAAAACCTTCGCGGCTGATTGTGATTTGTTTGAACAACGACGCAGCACAAAACCCACTGGAGGGAAATTCTCATGAAGTCCTGTAATGACTGCATCTTTGCTGATTGGAAAAGAACCGCCTCTGGCCGCCTTCACCCAAGTGGCGACGGTAGATGCAAGAAGGTGATCAAGATCCCAGAGCTGCCCCAGTCGTTTTACTGGTTGGGGATGAGAGATCCCCCGAGGCCGGATGGCGGATACATAAACCGCCGGGAAGAGCTTAAAGACCACTGCGTTTATTACACCCCCACCCCGAGCCCAAAGGGTAAAACCAATGTGTAGCCCATCTCAAGGCTATTACCGGGCATCGCCCACCCCGCGCCTGCGGGCACTGCCCGACAAAGCCGAACGACTGGCGAAAGCCAATGAGTTTATCAACATCATCGCCACGCACGGGCGGAAGTTCTTCAATCATGAAGGCTCCATCAGCTATCTGCTCTTCGATGGGCAAAGCCGTATCAGCTTCTACGACAGCTACAGCAAGCGCTACATTTACACACACTACAATGGGAGTTGGAGAGGATTTAGCAACGGTGGGACGATGCGGACATTGATCATCCGACTCCGTGAGTACATCCAAGGCAAGATCAAGACAGGCGATGAACTGCTCATGATCCTGCCCATCCATCCCCGAAGTGGGCTGGGAGGTATGGAAGACCTGCTGGCGGACTGCAATCGCTGGGCCTACCCCGAGGTCGACATGGCCATCGTCATCAAGGCGGCCCGCCGGATCTTCTCCTCTACGGGTGAGACTCATGAGACCCAGGATGAGACCGCCCCATGACCCCCGCGCCAAACTGGAGCATGACTGACCTTCCCCACTTCCTTCCTTTCCGGGTGTCCTATGAGGTCAAGCAGAACTTCCCCCTAGTCCATCTGACCTTCTCCCGCCCTGACACATACAACTACCTCCTACGGTTTGAAGTAAGTCACAACCATCCCATATACAAACCCACTGGGATGACGGTTCGTATCGACATGAACTACGTCGAAAAATCCTACCCCGACCCAGAACTATGCGTGATCGAACTCCTGGAGGCGCTTATCAAAATAATGACGGATCGCATCAGGCCGAACACAACAGATGTGATGTTGCTGGAATATGCTCCTTGGATGAACTCGCCCAACTATCCGCATCCGCATCCGCATCCCAAAATCCTGCCATCTGCAGACACTTCGCAACCGGAACCCACGCAGGAGTAGCGGCCATTTTGCAGGTTGTGGTGACCGCAGGGCACAGGCTGGCCGCCAATGACCTCAAGACATACGACCATCGCTCCCTCTGGAAGTTCACCTCTGAGCTGGACCGACTATCGCGGCTGCCCCTGTCCTGTTCAGAAACAGGTAATCTCAGGTAGACTTATCCCAGTCACAACGCGCCCCAACCTTTCCAGAAGTGGTCGCCCAGAATCCAGTCAACGCAGACGGCCTAACCGTCAAACAGGTCATAGCGGCTGATGCCATCGTCGCAGGGAAGACGATGACAGACGCTGCCAAGGCGGCGGGAGTGACCAACAAAACCCTATGGAGCTGGAGACACACTCCCCAGTTCATGTCCGTCGTCAACCGAAAGCTCCAAGAGCGGACGGACATGACAGGCACTCAAGGTGTAGGTCTTGTCCCTGAGTGCCTTCAAGTCCTCCAAGGCATTATGAACAGCTCGACATCCGAAGACGCTGATCGGATTCGGGCCGCGAAGGTGATCATGGACTCTGCCAATGCCTACCAAGAGCAGAGGGAGATGGAAGTCACTATCGCCCGCTTGGAGCGGAGGCTAATGCTCCTTTCAGGGGCCACAACAAACGCTGCTGCTGCGGACTTTCATCAACTAGAAGCTGCGGAAGATGAGGCGACGTATAGAGTAGTTGACATCTAGTGAAATACGGCTCTTCACTTCGTACTCGACTGGCACGGCTTGAAAAAGAAACCGAGCTGAGGGAAGCTGCAGCGATGCTTCACGCCAGCGCAAAGCTGGTGACATCGCTCCCCTCAGTCGAAAATTGGCAGGACTTCGCGCCGCTCACATGGATCCAAACTGGTGACGATGAGGGTGCGGCTGTTCAGCCGTTCAACCCATATCAATTCCAGAAGGACTTCGTCAAGATCCTTCACCGAGCACGGCGGATCCAAGTCCTCAAATCCCGGCAGATTGGTATATCCGAGGTCATCTGTAACTATCTAGCCAATAGGGCATTAACCGAACCCGGCTTCACAGCCGTAATCATCTCAAAAACCCAGAAAGATTCCCAGGAACTGGCGAAGCGTGTCCGCTTCATGGTCGAATCTCTCAAAAACGAATCCCTCACCTGGCTTTCCAACAGCGACACACGCCTCTCCTGGCGGGGCCGAGGAACTCTCCACTTCCTCCCCGCAACAGGCCGGGGTGGTCGTGGTATCCCCGCCTGTTCCGTCCTCTTCCTCGACGAAGCGGCCTTCATCGAGGGGGTAGCCGACATCTACCAGGGCGCAAACCCCTCTCTCATGAAGCTCGGCAGGGCCGGGAAGGTGATCGTCGTCTCCACTCCAGACATGGAGTCGAACTGGTTCGGGGAAAAATGGACAACTGGTCTCCCTTCTGACTGGTACGACTACGTCGAAAGGCGCGACTTCGTCGGTCTCCAGGCCATGCTCGACGAAGTCGGCAGAGAGGACGGCTGGGCGCGAGTCGCACTCCATTACTCCATGCACCCTCAATACGGGGCAGACCCGGATTGGGCGGAGAACTACCGCAAGCAAGAGAAGCTCACTAAGAACCAGTGGGATGCTGAGTTTGAGCTGAAGTTTGGCTCGACAGCATCGGCGATATACCCCAGCAGCCTGGTCAAAACCTGCGCCAAAGGCGCCTTCTCAGAATGTGGGATGGCCAACCGCGTCTACTCCATGGGCGTCGACCCCAACGGCGGCGGCGACGACTACTTCACCGCAGTAGTCCTAGACATCACCTCAAAACCGAACCGCGTAGCGGCCATGTACCGCGAGAACAATCGCTCCTCGCCTTATAGCCTGCAGAAAGTCAAAGACTTAATCGACAACTTCCTCCCATCAGAAGTAATTGTAGAAAAGAACTCAATGGGGGTAATCATCGCAGAAGCACTGGCTCTCCAATCCTCAGGCACCAAGATCGAACTTGTCTACATGTCCGACCCAATAAAGAACGCCATCACAGACAGAACTCTGTACATGATGGAGGACAATGACCTGATCTTCCCTGACGGGATCATCGCGGACGAGCATCGAGCGTTCCGCCGCGACGACAAGGGGAAGCGCAACGCTGGAGGATCCGCCCACGATGACACGGTCATAGCCCTGGCACTGGCAGCCATGGCGGCCCCCGGTTCTGTCGATCTCATTGGCTTCCTCCGCGCAGCTTGAAAGCTTCACCCTCGATTCTCCCAAAACCCTGGAATGTAGGGACGAACCCTGGAATGTCGGGACGAACCCTGGTTTATCGGAACGAACCCTGGAAAGTCGGGAAATCGACCCCTGGTTTATCGGAACGAACCCTGGAAAGTCGGGACGAACCCTGGAAAGTCGTAACTCCCCCGAGAGCGAAGCTACACTGAGCACACGCAGGAACCGGCGTGACAACAGCATCTTCCGAAACTACCGATAACTCCTCCTCGGCTGAATACCGCAGCGATGAAGAGTTTGCGCGTATTGACGGTGCCCTTGTCAATGGCTTAACCGGCATGGGTGTTTACGGTCGAGATAAGACCCAACACACCCGCCCCAGCTTCTCCTTCATGCTCTCCCACCCGGAGCTTGAAGCCCTCTACTCAGTAGGACTCCCTCGGCGCTACGTCGACGCAATCGCGGATGCTGTGCTGAAGCACAGACCGACGATCACATTGGGAGGAGATAAGTCTTCCGACGAAGTCGATCAGATCAAAGACTTTGAGGCGTACCTCAAGCAAGTCTCCTTCTACCGCGCCTATGCAGAAGCGATCCGCCTCCAGCGTCTCTACGGCGGGGCTGCCATCGTCATGCTCATCGACGACGGTGTCGAAGACCCGTCCGAACCTGTCAACGTCGCCCACATTCGTGGCATTCGCGGGCTCTGCCCCCTCTCCCGGCACGAAATCTTCCCGATGGACATGTCCGTCATGGATCAGTCCAAGCCAAATGCGTACCGCATCACGACCAATCAGAAGCTCGATCCTGAACAGATCAACAACACGACGAACATCACGATCCACCACACCCGTGTGATCCGGTTCGACGGGCTTTATCTCCCCTGGCGGCAGCGCCAACAGCAGAGCGGCTGGGGCCAAGCCCCCCTCCAGGCGGTTTGGGAAGCCTGGAAGACCTACGAATCCGCAGTGCGTGGCCTGGAATCAAGCATCACGGACGCCTCCGTCTTCTGGCACAAGATCCCCGGCTTGATGAACATGGTCAAAGCCGGGAACTCCGCTGCGATCATGAAGCGGATGGAGGTCAACAACCTGGCCCGCTCCACCTACGGCGGGATGATCCTCGATAAAGACGAGGAAATCGGCTTTTCCGAAAGAGCCCTCGGCAACATGGCTCAGGCCACCGCCCCGTTTGCGGAATACATGCAGGCCACGACGGGCTGGCCCGCCTCGATCCTGATGGGCACCAGCCCCGGTGGCCTCGGGAAAGAAGGTCGGTTTGAAGAACGTGTCTGGGCGTCCCTTGTCGAAGATTGGCAAACCGTCTACTGCCAGGAGCCCGTCTCGGACCTCTTCACCATGCTGATGTTGGCGAAAGAGAGCCCAATGCGGGGCAAGGTGCCGGATTCCTGGGAGGTTCACTTCCCCTCGGTGTTCACCGAAACGGACACGGAGAAGACCGCGCTTCGCGCATCACAAGCTTCTGTCGACCAGATTTACGTCACCATCGGGGTACTTAAGCCCGTCGAGATCCGCAACAACCGCTTCGGCTCGACCAATTACAGCATCGAAACCGTGCTGGATAAAAATGTATCAGCACAGTTGGAGATGCAGCAGGACACGGAGTTTGAGAACAATATGAATCAACTGCAGGCGCAGTCGTTCCAGGCGCAAGGCTTGGGGCCGGATGGTGAGCCGATTCCCCCCGAGCCCGATCCGAACGCAGCTCCTGCGGATCAAGGCGGGATCCTGCCTCCTGTGGATCAATCCGGCGAAGCCCCTGGCGGGTCTCAACCTGAGTCGCAAGCGTCTCAACCACAGGAGGAGCCCGCCGCCAAGCCGAAGCCCAAACCCAAGGCCGCACCCAAGACCGACAGCTACGAGGCCCTCGACCTCAACATCAACGTCCTCAAGCACATCGACGGCATGAGCATGGGCCGCAGGGTGAGCGATGAGTCTCGCGTGGACGCCCATGGCAGCCCCGATCTCTCCCGCCTGGTGCTGATCGGGCCCAGCCGCTCGCGCCGGTACGCCGCCTTCCGCACCACGATCAAGCTCGACGAGGTGATCGTCCCTGGTCCGCTGGTCACCGGCTTCGCTTCGCTCCGGGCGGCGCGGAAGGGGCTGACTGCTTTCCTGCCCGAGCAGACTGTATTCACGATGAGCCCAGCCCCCGAGGACGAGAAGTGACCAATACCCGCGCTGCGACTTTTCTTGCTATCCAGACGCGGCTTGATGCGAGGCGGAAGACTTCAGGCACAATTAAATGTAAACCACCTAACAAGCAGTGCGGTAGACGCTGTATTCCGGCAGATTGGGACTGCCGGATTAAAGGTGAAGGTCATGACAGTCACCAACGCGCTTCAAACTTCGACCCACTAAGCGGTGCTGCCAACATCCAGCGCGGCACAAAGCGTGTTGTCAAGGGCGTAGTTACCGGCAATGTTTCCGAAGTGGAAGGCGGCACCCGCGCCATCAAGCGCGGAATTGTCAAAGCTATCCCCGGCGATGTTGAGAAGAAAAAGAAAGTCCGCGAATCACTCGACAAGAACACCCGCAACCTCACCATCGGGCTCGCTCTGGTCACCGGAGGCTTTGCCCTCCACAACGTGATGAAGCGAGGCTGGCCTGCTTATGCCAGTGGTCCCGGCCGCCAGCTCGACGATTCCGTCCGTGCCGGTGTCTCCGCAGTCATGGATCGGATCCCCGGTCTCGGGGGCATTCGTGCTCAGCAACGAACCCAAGCCCAAAGCGCAGGGATGCATGTCGCCTATCGAGTCTCCAACCTGGAAAACAGGGGGCCCGATGCTCTCACCCAGCGGATGGCAGATGTCCCCGAGACCGTCCGCAACGGCGGTCTCGGACATAATGGGCGGAACAATGTTCTAGCCTCTCTTAACAGAACAGCGGAAGCAGCCGCAAGAGAAGGACAGTCCTTCGACGACTGGAAACGTAATAGTCGTGAAGCGGTTTTGAACACTACTGTCGACGGTCGCAGCGTGTTTGTCGATGATGCTACGTATAGCTTCCTCTCCCAACAACACGGCCTTGCAGGGACACGCACAGGTAGTCTAGCTAATGACGTCGCGTTTCTTAGAAGACACATGGCAGGAACCTTGGCGAATCAATCCCAAGCATTGAAACGGGATGCGATGAACCAAGGATTCAATATCAACGCTACAGGCAGAGACGGCCCGCGTAGGCGGAATGAGGCTCGTTCTCAATATATTGAGCAAACCGTACGCCGCGACTTTGCCGGAGCCCCGGTTCAGTTTCAGAATCAGGTAAGAGAACAGCTTCGCCAACTGATCAACAAACCCGATGGTCACGACTTCACTAATGACGCGGCTCGGGTGTTTAGCGATACGCGAACTCAGTTCAACTCCCATTTCCGTGCGCTAGCGGATTACGCCGCAGTATTTCCCGGTGACCGGGTTCGCCCTGAGCAGCGTAACCTAATCGAACATGTCAACATTGTTCACGCGCAAGTATTACATACGCGCCTGCCCGGTGCATTGCGTGATGTCCCTATCGCAGGCCCTAGTCATGCAGAGTTTATCCAGCGGTACAGCTATGACACCAGTGTCATGGGTAACCGCGTATCTACTCCGTCCGCACGGGTGATACAGGCAGCTGCCGAAGACATGGCAGGTTATCCGATGAGCGGTGTTAATGTCGCTCGCGATTACCTTAGGCAGCAGGGTTACACCAGGCTTAGTATCGGTGATACCGCGCCATCCCCGAGAGCGTCTCGGAGGGGAGATGAGGTAGATCGTCCGTCTAATATCTACATGGCAGCATACTTAGGCACTTTGAGTCGTTATGACACAGGGAAAGGAAAGCCCTGTGGCGAAAGCTATATTCCGCAAGTACACAAGTGCGGCAAGCAGTCAGTTGCATCCTCTGCCGGACGAACTGAAGCTTTTGCAGATAAGCACACTGCAGCGTATAACGCCAAAGCTATTGGTAGCTTGATCGCCCGTATTGGGCTTACTGGAGGTGCTGGCGTCCTGGCCTAGACCACAAGCCCGCTGTATTTGCCCCCGAGCCTGCACCCTATTTCGTAACTGGGAGGCTACCTCCCGCAGATAGCCTGAGCGCATCGCTTGCGTCCTCATGAAGCTCGCCACCCTTGTATCCCTCCCAGCCTTGGTGGCTGTCTGCATTCCGCTTGCAGCGTCAGCCGCGACTACCGACACGATCAACTGGCTCGTCCTGTTTTTTGCGTTCACCACCTTCTATTCCGAAGGTCTTGCAGCGATTCCCGCAATCAAGGCGAACGCGATCTACCAACAAATCGGTCAGCTTCTGTCTGTTATCACCATGTTACTGCGGAGCCGCTGATCATGCCCATCGCAAAAGAATGGAAGACTGCAGTTCACGCGCTTAATCTCTCCCAGCCTGACCCCTACACATGCCAATCGGCGTGTATCGCAATGGCAGTTGGCGATGCGGACGTCATCGGTATTCGCCGCAAGCTGGACCGGCTCCCTGGTGAAGCAGGAAGTCCCGCTAACATGGGTGTGGTCCTCAAAGGCTTTGTCGGTAAGCGGTACATTTACAACCCCGCCGCCTCGCTCAATGACATTGTCGGCTACCTGAAGGCCGGGGAATTCCTGATCACCCATGGCTGGTTCACCGGTTCCGGCCATGTGATCGCTCTCGATGGGGTAAAGGAGCCGACCAATGGCACCTATTCCTTCGACGTCAAAGATCCCTGGTCGGAGTTCGACGGTGCTCTCTGGCGTTACAATAACCCTGGAGTGAATTTCTACGACGGGTTCTACTCAGTCAACATCATTTACGCCGCTTGCGTAGCTGGTGTCAGCCGTTGGGATTCGGCACGGAAGTACAACAGTCAGCCTGACTACAAGCTAAAGAGTGCATGGGTCCACAGGATCCTTCCCTCAACCCCAGCGGTAGCCTGAGGAGACGAAGTCCTCCCTCTAGGCCATGCCAATTCCTGCATCGTTTACGAAGAAGGGTAGGAAGGCCGCCGAGGGCAGCGCTGCCGAAGAGAAATCCGAGTCTCCGATGATGGAGAAGGGCGAGGGCCCCGAGTACGACGATGCTCCGCATGGGAAGAAGCCCTGCGCGAAATGCGCGAAGAAGGGGAAGAAGAAAGGCTCCTGTGGCTGTGACAAAGGGGGGAAGATGGACGCTGCGCTCACTCCCATGGAGTACCTCGACGCATGCGATCTGGGAATTCAGGACCGCAGCAAGAGCTACATCCGCGCAAGGCTCGATGCCATGGCGACTGCTGGCAAAGGGCAGGGTACGAAGTGCGGTAATGGGTACATCGGTCGTGGGAAGAAGTGCAGGTCTGGTGCTGGTGGAATGGCGAGAAGAACCCCTAAAGGGGGTACTGGCAGTAAATTGCAAGAATATGGGGGCAGGGCTCTGGGAATCGGTTCGCGAATTGCGAGCGCTGCGTCCGCTATTAAGTCCTTTGAGCATGCGATTAAAGGTAATCGGCATAAAGCTAAAGCATACGGCTATGCCGCTAGCGGCTTCGGTGCTCTTCAGGGCGTAGGTAACATCGCTGAAGGTAAAGCTACAGGCAATACGAAACTCCAAAATAGCGGGCTTAACCGTGCCGTAGTCAATCTTGCGTATTCAGGGGGTCGTGCTGTGTTGGGTGGGGATCTCGAGAGGATGAGGCAAGGAGCAGTAACTGGATTTAAGCGGGCTCAGACCAAAAGGAGCAACCGTTATCGCAATATGTCCAACGAGGAATACTCCGCAGCAGCCCGCGCCGCCGGTAACCCCGAAGGGCCGTCCCGGCGCTGGAGTCAGCGCAAGGGGAGCGTCAACACCACTGCAAGAGCTGTGCCGGCTGGTCTACTCAGGGGTTCTTCTGGGCCTGCACCTGATCGGAAGACCACCGCTGCCGAAAGGGAGTTCACAAATGCTCGGGCAGCCGCATGGCGCAAACGGGCCGGGGGTAAATAACCAATGACCCTCACTGCAGGTCAACTCCGCCTCGACCTCAAGTGCGGTTCCGGGCACATTGCCCAAGGCAAGAAGTGTCACAAAGGCGTAGGCACCCCCAACAACAGCGCCCAAGCCCCCGCTCCCCCGAGCCCGAAACCCGGCTCCTCTCGCGGACGGAAGCTCGCCATCGGTGCTGCCGTAGCCGGTGCGACCGCTCTCGGGGCTGGCCTGACCATGACCTCCTCCCGCAAGCAGATCCTCAACGCCCCCGAGGCGGTGCGACGAGCTGCTCAAAAGGGTGTGACTGAAGTTGTCCACAAAGCAACTTCAGTCAAGCCTTCGATGAAGTTTACGTCTGAAGGGTCAAATGGGATGGTCAGGGACATAAAGAGGAGATCCCTTCGCCGCAAGGCGATGTTGGCCATGGAAGCTGCCAGGCGCAAGCAAGAACCGGGTTACCGCAAACCTCCGCTCAAGCTGACTGCAGGATTGATGCGGGAATCAAGCGAAGGAGGGAAGCGACGGTCGCTGTTGCGTACAGCGCAGCTAACCATGGAAGCTGCAAGGCGTAAGCAGGAGCCTGGATACAGGAAGCCCGCTAGAGGCGTGAAGCGCAAGGACGCCACTTCACGTTTGGATGTTAAGTGCGGCGGTAGTGGCGTATCTCCTGGTGAGAAGTGTCATAAAGGTAAAGGGCAGCCGACTGGAGTGACGTCGGATCTACACAAAGCTACGAATGCTCAACTTGATATTCACAGAAAGCAGTTAGTAGCAGATATGCAAAAGCGTTACGGCAAACGAATAACCAACGAAGAAGATATGGATGACTGGGTGAAGTTTGCGCGTAAGCAGCCGGAGTATGCGGAATTGGAAGAAGTAGGCAGGATTACGGCAAAACGTAAGCTACGCACTAAAGTTGTGGCTGGGGCGGCTGCGGTTAGTGGGGCCCTAGTTGCTGGTGTTCTCCTCAAAGGCAAACGCAAAGACGCTTTCGTTGGCAACGACAAGAAGCTCAAATGCGGCCCCAACTCCAAGCCCTGTGGTAATGCCTGCATCCCCAAGAACCACCGATGCCGCGCATCGTGGAACAAACCAGTGAAAGCCCTCAAGGCAGGAGCTGTCATCGCTGGGGCTGGCCTAGTCGGCACCGCCCTGTTCCACAAGCGAGCCAACATGCGGGCCGCCGCCGCTGGCCTGGGTGAGCCCGTGATGCACGGAGGCTTCGCCTTGGGCAACATCGCCATGGGCAATCGAGCGCAGGCTGCGAAGAACGCAGCTAACGCGGCGATGTCCGCGAAGAACTTCAAGCGGAATGTCACGACACTCGGTAAAGGCTATGGGCAGGATGTCGGCAGTGTTTATGCTGCCGCGAAGCGAGCTGTGTTCAAGGTGCGGCACCATAGGCAGGCGAGAGGCAGATGAAACTCACACCCCTCACCATCCGCCTCGACAACAAGTCTCCCGCCTGGCAACGCAAGGAAGGCAAGAACCCCGAGGGCGGCCTGAACGCCAAGGGCATCGCCGCTTACCGCCGGGAGAATCCAGGCTCCAAGCTCTCCCTGGCGGTGACAACCGACCCCTCCAAGCTCAGCCCAGACTCCAAGAAAGCGAAGCGCAGGAAAGCCTTCTGCTCCCGCATGTCGGGGATGAAGCGGAAGCTCACCAGCGCGAAGACCGCGAATGATCCCGATTCGCGGATTAACAAGTCGTTGAGAAAATGGAACTGCTGACCGCAGCGAGGGTTCGCCTCGACAAGAAGTGCGGGAAATCCGGCATCGCCGACAACAAGAAGTGCTCTAAGAAGACAACTTCCCGCATCACCCCGAGCCTGATCGGCAAAGTCGCCCTCGGGGCAGGAGCGATCGCAGGCGTAGCCACCCTTGGCTTCGCCGCCCGTCGCCGCTGGGGCCGCCGCGATCCCAACTGGAAGGGCTTCTCCTCCCCCGGCGAGGACTGGGACCGGATCGAGCGCGAGGCGCGGCATGGTGGGAAGAAGTGGGATGTCTTTGAGGAGAACAAACGCGACAAGCGCATTGCTTGTGCCGCGTCTAAGATCGACAACTGGATTAGAGAAGATGCTTTTGAACCCTTCCCTCGCTGTCTAGTAGGTGAAGGGGCGTATGGACATTATGTTGTCCACCCATCGAAAAAGTACGGAATCAAGTATTTACACAATGACGGTGACGAACCTACGGCCGCCTTTAGAGCGGGTAGGGATAGCCTCCTCCCCGAGGGCGAAATGTTGCTGTATGCCAATAGAAATGGTGTCCCGAGTCCAAGATTGCACAAAGTGACAGACGCAACACTGGTGACAGAGCATTTGGACGGTTATACGCAGATATACAAACAGAAATGGGCGAACGCCAGCTCATTCTTTAATCTACACCCAACCGCACCGTACGAGGTTAAGCAGAAAATGTTGGGTATGTACAGAACACTACATACTGCAGGCATTGCGCATAATGACGCACACCTTAAAAACATATTGTTCAACCCTAAGACTAAAGACATTAAGCTTATTGACTTTGGCTCGGCTGAATTCAACACAGAAAATCCAGGCTACTTCATTCAAGAAATGTTCCAGGTCCCATACCGTGTAGGTATGCACGGTTATGAAGCGGATGTGTTTTTAAGCCGATGGAAGGACAAGCAATTTAACCTGCAAATACTATTAAAAGACTACGATACTGATATTGCAGACAAGCTAGTCACTGGCTACTACAACAGTCTCGCGATTGCGCTTGCCAAGGACAGTAATCAACCATTGCGAACTCTAGCTAAACGTCGAGCACGCCCGCAAGCCAGAGTTCGACACATCCCTATCCCTAGTTATGTTCCAGGTGACTGGGAAGATTAACGATGAGGTTAAACGCCAGCCGTAAACTGGCGCATGACCGAAGCCACCCGCTACGACTTCGCCTCCGTCCCCATCACGGGCAGCGAAATCGACCCGGAAACGGGTTACCTCAAGGTCTGGTGCCGCGCCGCTCGTACCGGAACCCAGCGATACCGCCGCGCTGATGGCTCCATCGCCACCGAATACCGCCCGGATTCCGAAGTCTCCAAACCCGAGACTCTCGGCTCCTTCGGCATGAAGCCGGTCACCTGGAAACATCCGCCCGTCCTCCTTGACGCGGAGAACACCAAGATGTTCCAGGTAGGCCACGCTGGCTCCCAAGTCCGCTTCAGCGACGGCTTCGTTGAAGTCGCCCTTCTTGTCACAGACAAAAAGGCCATCGACAACATCCAACGCAAAGACTCCGCTGATCACGCAGTGGAGGTCTCCGCCGGATACCGGGTCGATTACGACCCCACCCCTGGCAAAACGCCCTCCGGCGAAGCCTACGACGGTGTCCAACGCAACATTCGCGTCAATCACATCGCCATCGTCCCCAAGGGGAGGGCTGGCCCGGAAGTCCGTCTACTGCTCGACAGGCTCGACTCCACCTCCGCAGTATCTTTTGACCAGGAACTTCTCGATCCCCCCGAGTCCGTAACCCCCGCAATCGCCGCCATGTCCACTGTTCGCATCAAGCTCGATGGGGTCGACGTTGATGTCGCCTCCGACGTCGCTCCCCTCATTCAAGCTTTCGTGCGTGACAGTGCGAAGGAGATCAGTGATCTTCGCTCGACCAATACCGAGCTGGCTGAAGAACTGAACACCATCAAAGCTGATTTCAGCGAGCTTCAGGACGAGAAGGAAGCCGCCGAGGGTCGCGCCGATGGCCTCCAAGCCGTTCTCGACGAAGGTGGTGAAGCCGGGGAAATTAAGCTCGACGAAGACAACATCGAAGCCCTCCTCGCCCAGATCCCCGCTGAGCGAATCGACGCACTGGTTTCCGCTCGACTGGACACCCTCCGCCGCCTTGCCCCCGCCTTTGAAGACGACTTCGTCTTTGACGGCATCGAAGATGACGAGCTTTACCTCTCCGCCTACGAGAACATCTTCGGCGAAGCTCCCGACGATGACATGTCCATCGAGCTGATGCGGGGCCGCGTAGAAGGCGCCCTCGCCACCCTCGACTCCGACGACGAAGAGGAGCCTGCCCCCGAGCCCGCGTCTTCGCAGAAATCCCGTTCTGACGCCGCAGGCGATTCCACTGGTCGCCTCCGCACCGCCCTGCGGGGCGTCCAACGCAAGGACGCTGCTGTCGCATCGGATGGCTACGCCAGCAAGATCACCCAGGACTGGCAGAAACCCCTCACCGCTTCTCGCAAGCGCTGATCTTTATCCCCCATCAATCAACCCCTTTCCTGCGGCGTAGCCGTCTTACCTCATGGCTGTAGCTTTCACCCCGACCACGGTCACCACCCCTATCGGGGTGCAGTCCAGCTATCCCTTCACCTCCGTGGCCGCCCACGAAGGCATGCTGGGCAACATGAATTCGTACGACCCCTTCTCCGGGATCAATCAGACCGGCGCGGCTCTGCCCTTTGGGGCTCTCGTCCAGGTTGACACAACCACTGGTCGGGACGACAACGCTGTCACCCTGGCAACCGGCACCACCGGGAACATGGGCATCCTGATCGACTCCTTCACATTCGAGGGTGTCACTTCTGGAAACGCCAGCTACCTGTCGACCTCCAGTGGTATCCCCGGCACCAACCTCTACTCGGACGGTCGTACCGGTTATCCCAACCGGAAGGCTGTCAATGTCCTCCGCCGGGGCCAGATCTGGGTGTTCGTCACCGAGGCCGTGGGCCTCACCGACGCTGTCCGCTTCTGGGATACCGACTACTCCGGCACGACCGCTGGCTCCTTCCTGGGCCGGTTCTGCAAGACCGCCTCGGGCACCCGGACGACCCAGATCACCAACGGCGCCCGTTGGTTGACCAAGACCTCGGCTGCTGGCCTCGCTCTCCTGGAGATCGAGATGGCTGCCGCCACGTTCACCGCTGACGTCTGATCACCTTAGGGCCGCCTCTGGTGGCTCTTCCCACACCTCAACCCCCTCCTTCTACCTCCTGTTTTCCCTCGCGAGAGGCTCTGATCATGCCTAACGACATCCGCCTCGACAACATCGGTTTCTTCCTCGCGAGGGAACTTGAGCACATCCTACCCAAGGCATTTGAAGTCCAATACGCGGACATCAGATACTCTATGATCCTCCCCATCAACGGGGAAGTGTCCCGTGGCAAGGATAGCTACACATACCGCATCTACGACCAACAGGGTTCCATGCGGCGGATCGCCGACAAGGCGAAGGATCTGCCCCGCGCCGATGTCTTCCGCAAGGAGGTCACCCACAAAGTGGAATCCTACGGTTCGTCCTTCGGCTACACGATGCAGGAACTCCGGGCGGCTGCGGAAGTCCCCAATACCAATCTTGAACAGCGTCGGGCCAATGCCGTCCGTCGTGTCTATGAAGAGACGATGCAGCGTCTCGCCTATTTCGGTGATTCCGCAGCCGGTCTTCGCGGCTTCTTTAACTCCGACCAGCTCGACAAGATCGTTCCTGACAAGTGGTTCGACACCGCCGCTATTACTGCAGATGAGCAACTGGAGCTGCTGAACGAGCCGGTCACTCGGATCGTGAACAACAGCAACATGAAGGAGCAGCCGGACACCCTGTTGGTGCCCTACAACGTCTTCCGCAAGATCAGCACCACAAAGCTCGGAACTGTTTCCGACACTACCGTGATGCAGTTCTTCCTTGACACCAATGAAGTGATCAAGGACATCGAACCCATCAACGAACTCACCGCTGCCAACTCCGGTGGTTTCCTGTCCAAGGACCGGATCATCTGCTACAACCGCAACCCGGACAAGCTGGAGATGCACCTCCCGCAACCCCTGGAGTTCTTCGCGCCTCAACTGCAGGGCCTGGAATACACCGTTCCGGCCCACGCTCGTCACGGTGGTGTGGCTATCTACTACCCCCGTTCGGTGATGGTCATGGAGAAAGCCTGATAAGCTGTAACCTGTTCCTGAATCCTTTAGGGTCTTCCCCGCTCATGGCTAGTGTCAACCTCTTCTACTCCCCCGAGCTTGAAAATCCTCCGATGGCGCCGGAGTGTTCGATCAACTTCTCGTTTATCGCAGAGGTTACGGGGGAGAGCACGACTATTCGTATTCGTGACGGACTGAACAAAGTCGAAGAAGACGAGTGGGAGAAGATCCAGGAGAAGGAGTACACCCGTAGGCTGCTCGACCTCGGGGCCCTACGGGTTATGGAAGCGGCTGAAGTCAAGGAAACTCTGAACAAGGACGACCTCAAAGTCCCTGATGAGGTTTCCATCACCAACCTCCAGATCCCCGATGCTGTGAAGGTCGTGGCCTCAACCCATGACCTTCAAAAGCTCGATGCCTGGCTCGCTGACGAGCAGCGGGTGCCTATCCGCCAAGCTATCGCCCGTCGCATCAACACGCTGACCGGCGGGGACTGATCAGATGGGCCTGCCGCTGACCAGCCCCACCTTCCTGAGTCGATTCCCCGAGTTCGGTGAGCAGCAGGTCACGGTCATCGAGTTAATGATCGACAAAGCCGAGCGCGACACCCCGGCTGACGTCTGGAGTGATGAAGGGATCCGCACCGACGCTGTTGCCTACCTCACAGCACATTTATTAGCCCAACGGGTCATACAGATTGGTACGCAAGTCGGATCGCCCTCGGGACAAGCTGTAGGTATGGGCTACGACGCGACCCTTTACGGCCAGGAGTACAAACGCATGCGGGATTGTCTTCCCGTATGCGGATTTGCGTATTCGTCTGCATCAGATCTATTTTATTAAAGGACCACTGGGATGGCTATCAACCCCGAGTTAATTGCTGCGTACGCACCTTGGGGTAACGCAGAGCTTGCGTTTGAAGTTGCGACACCTCAGGCGACCTTAGATCCGGCGACAGGGAACTACATATTCGGAATGACAACGTTGGAGTATCTAGCTGCATTGACCATCCAGCGACCCGACTGGAAGTCTGCTCCTGGCTCCGATCAAGCCCTCTACGCCACCTCCGGGAGGCTCCTCTCCCCGAGCACGTTGGACCCTCGTATCACCAATGGCTCCCAAGCTGTTGCCCGAATCAACGGGTTGGTAGGCCGGTTTGAATTGATCTTTGATCTCAGCATGGATCAAGCCGCCCGAATCGACATTCGACAGATGGTTCAGGGGACGTTCCGCGTCACTGGAGGTGGCTGATGCCAATCGCTGTGCGGTCAATATCTCAGGATTTCGACAACGCTCATCGGCAGACGCTGGAGGATCTTGCAGTTTGGTTCAACCGGCGATGCCGGGAGGAGATGAACTCCCCTGAATGGGCCTATCCTACCAACCCCAAGATTCGCGACATCGTCGATACCGGCCGGTTGCGGGATAGCGCCCAACCTCGCATGCTCCCCAGCGGTGGCTTCGAGATCACTTGGGAGGCGGACTACTCAACCGAAGTTCACGAAGGAGGCACCTCCCCCGAGGGCGTTCGATTCCCAGGTCGCCCCTGGACGCGAGACCCTATCAAAGAACTCCCCGCGATGTACGCGAAGCTTCTTGCAGAGAATTTACGGGGTACAAAGTCATGACAGTAAGCGGCGGGACATACCAACCCACAGCGGCACATATCCGCTATCCGATTGAGCGTGATGTTCTGGAGTATTACGAAACTGATGACATCACGCTCAAGCCGATCTCTCTATGGCCAGGGCTATTCACCACTAAAACAGGGCAGATTATACCAAGCGTCTATGTCGAAGGTTCGACCCTGGTCCCCTCAACCTGGAAACCTTCTGGCATTCAGTGCATTATCACTGAAGTCCCCGATGAGTCCATCATTCCAGGTAAAGGTCAGGTCATCGCTGTCTCCACATGGAAGATCACATTCACCAACTTCGGTTTCTTAGAGACGACCCAAAATACCCTGACTCTTCGTGAGATCCAGTCCCGAATGGGACGGCTTTTCACCACAGCTAACCTTCGGTACATGCCCAGGTCCGAGGTTGCCTTGGAATCCCTGACAGCCCGCTTTCGCGGAACCTCCATCAGCCCTATCCTCCGTCCCTGAGGAATCTCCATGCCTTACGACTACGCTGTCGGCCAGAGTTTTCACGACGCTTCCGACACCATCGTGCGCTGTATCGCACTTCCTCTTGGTGCCCGTTACTTCGGCTCTAGGAACTCTGCTGGTTTCATCACCCTTCCGACGTTGGACACTGGTGTGACCTACACCGAAATTCAGGGTATCCAATCCCTGAACTGGTCAAAGACTGACAAAGACAATAAGTTCCGCCTCTTGGGCGATGACAACTGGGAAGACAGCCGCAAGACTGGTGCAGGTTGGCAGGGCTCCATCACCTCCTTCCTGATGAAGGACATGGAGTACCCAGCGGGTGCCACCGTGCCTGCTTTCCGTGGCGCCTACGAAGAAGGTTACCGAATTCTTGAACTCGCCACCCAGACCGACGACACTGAGATCTACCTGGAGATCCTGCAGGAACTCGGCCAAGCCAACGGTACTAGCGGCAACTGGATCTACTCCTTCACCGGGGTCAACTGCTCGGTGCAGAACCTCAAGCCTGGTGTCGATCCCCAGAACCTCACTCAAGTCTCCTACGACCTAATCGGGCGGGGTCGCGTTGTCTCCGGTCTCTACGACGCAGGCTCCGTCCGTTTGAGCTACGGCTCAGTACAGAGCGGCCTGCTGCAAACCTTTAACGCCACTCTGTCCTCCGGCACCCGCCGGTACGCTCCGGTTCCTGCTGACAACGCCACAGCGATCGTGACCACCGCGCCGCTCACGGTCACCTACACCAGCAACGGCACACTCGCGCTGACCCAGACCAGCCTGGGTCAGACCGATGGTTCTGGATTCCGCCTGGAGCTGGCCTCGACCGGGGTCCAGGTGCCCTGCAGCGTGGCCTACAACACCGGTACAGCCGTCGCCACCATCACCCCAGCGACAGCTTTGGCCGCTGCCACCAACTACAAGTTCATCGTCAGGGATGGGGCTGTTGTTCAAGCCGTGGACTCAACCGGCACTGCCAGCGCAACCGGCACCCGCCGGAACATGGGTGGCTTCTCTACCAGCTTCCGTACTGCCTGATCCTGGTTTCACCGTCTCTCCGCCCCCGTCCTCGGGGGCTTTTTCTTTGGAAGGTTGTTCTTAGCCAATGTCAAAATCCTCGACCTATGAATTGCTCCTAGATCCCATCTGTACAATCTTTGCTATCGACTGTACACTGACAGGAGAACTTCTACATGTCGGGGCTATGTACATTGAACCCTTGATTCAATCCCAAATTGTCCATCTTTCCTCCGGCGATGCTACACTTGCGGTATCCCTCCCCGAAGATCTGCTCCACCGACCGACCCCTACCAGGGCATGGAACGTAGAGCTGCCTATCCACCATGGCTAAATACACAAGCCTCTTATTTACGACCGAGCAATATCACGAAATCGGACCTTTCCGATTTCCAATTTTTAATGATCTTACACCCGGTGAGATCAAGGCCATCAGTGCCATTGAGAAAGCATCAGCCCAGGCCAATCTGGGGTCAATGGAATTGGCAAGGAAGATTGCCAAAGAGAATGGCCTTACAAACAAGCAAGCCTTGGAAGTGTTGTCCAACGCTAGTGCTCCCGAGAACGAGGAACTCGTCTACTCCTATCTTCCTGAACTCACTAAGCTCAATGAATCAGTAGAGGATGATATTGATGCTTTGGTGAAGTATGGTACGGTGTTGATGCAATATAGAGGTGAAGTTAAACTCCCCGAAGAGAGTGAATACATCAAAACAACTGACTGGACAACTGAAGACACTGAAGGCGTCCATCGTGGTGTCTTACAGGCCATGAGGCAGTTCATTCTCTGGGAACGTGATGGCTGGCCTGACTCGGATAAAAAAGGGCAAGTGGGAAACGAGCCTGCTACGACGACCCCCAAAGCGAAAACTTCGACTTAGACAAAGTTATCGCTGATCTTAGGTCAGTATTACGTCAAGGAGAGACCAACTGGGAGGAGGTCTATCTCGTTATACGAGGCTCATACATTGGCGCAGATTTTCCAGCAGAACGCTTCCTTCGTACACCGCTATCTACCATTCGCGAGCTTTTAGCGGATATTGACTTCAGGGCAAAATACGACTCCAACGTCGCTTCTGTAACAGCAGCTCAGGGGGTCCACTACCTAATTCAATACCTACACCGTCAAGTCTATGGGGATAAAGACGTCCCTGATGTACCACCTAAGAGTTTCCTCCCATTCCCTGAACTTAAACACCCCAGCGAGGATACAGACACAGAAACTGGGCTACTCAAGTCCAGTACCAAGAAAATCATTGAAAAGCTAGCCTCGACCGGAAGAATTCCACTCAAGGTCAAGGACGCCCTGCTGAAAGTGCCCCCGAGCCTGAACGAGGGGTGAGCCTCGGCGATAGCCTGGTGTAAAGCATATACCCCTCCACGAGCCCGTGACCGACTATAACATAAAGGTCACAAGTGATATTCAAGATGCAGAGAAGAAGTTAGATAAGATCGACAAGCTTGCAGAGAAAGTAGAGAAGACTAGAAACCTAAAGTTCGATATTCCGTCGTTTAGTGACATCGAAAAAGGTTTTGCCGATATTGAGAACAAAGTAACCTCAGCAGCAAATAATGTTCGCAAGTTTTACGATACCACTAAAAATATGCCGGTGATCGGCGATGTTTTCAAGCCGATTAAGGAAACAGAGGAATGGGCGCGTAAGCTTGGGGACACTGGTCCGAGGATCGCTCGCGTAGCGAGTGGTATCAAAGAAGTCTCCACTGCCAGTGGTGCCCTGGAAACCGGGATGCGCTCGGCTTCCTCCGCCTCAAACATTCTCGTCACAAAGCTGGCCCAGATCGGCTTCAGTCTCTATGTTCTAAAGGAAGGCACCAACATTCTCAAAGCGGCTTTTGGTGGTCTTTTCGATGAGACCATTGGTCGTCAAATCCAACTCCAGGAGACAATTCTCAAGACTCAAACAACGCTAGCCTCCACCAATCGAGTTTTCAAAAACGGCACAGAGATCACCGACCCGTACCAAAAGATTGTTGGCCTCACCGACGAGATTGGACAAAACATTGACAGTATACGCGCCCGTTCTATTGAGCTGGCTGGAGTTACCTCCAATGATGTCATCGAGGTATTTGGCATCGTAGCGGGGCAGATTGGTCAAATCGGTGGAGGGCTCAAGGAAGCAGAAGACCTGGCGATCAACTTCGCCGCCGCTCTCGGGACATTCGGACTACCCCTTTACCAGGCCCGCCAGGAGATCGGATCTATCCTACGGGGCGACATCACGATGGACTCCTACCTGGCGAAGTCGCTAGGGATCACGAATAAGGACATCGTAGATGCAAAGAGCAAAGCTGGAGGGATTGTCGCATTTTTGCAAGACAAGCTGGGCGCGGCTGTTGCAGGGCAGAAGATCGCGGCACAAGGATTCAGAGGTGTGTACTCGAATATCAAGGATCTTCAGGAACTGATCGGCCAGAAGTTTGGCGCAGGGCTTCTCGGTCCATTGGTCGGAGGGTTGACGAAAGTCTTCGACACCTTAAACAAGATTAAGGGGCAGATCTTCGACATATCCTCCAAAGCGGGAAGTACAGTCGGTAATATCATAACCGCCTTTAGCGGACAGGTAAGAGGTAGGGTGGCGGATTCTTCCCCCGAGAGCGACCGCACTGTCGCATTCGCTGATAAAGCTAGAGATATAGCAGACAAAGCCTTTAGCGCTATTGAGAGGGTCGCTAATAGATCAATAGGTGCTGTGTCGCGGATTATCGCTGCACTCGCCCCTACGGTTGAGAACATAGTTCAGTCGTTCGCGCTGCTCGCTAAAACATTTCTTGAAATTAAAGTAGCGAACTTTGAAACACTTTTAAGCCTAATCGCGAATATGACAGAGGCTGCTGCTGGACTTGTCAATACTTTTAGCGGCTTGTTCAAATTGTATGCTGGTTTACTCAGTCAGCCTATAGTCAAATACTTTAGTGAAATCACCACTACACTAGGTTTGCTCAAGAGAGCTGGACTTGATACAATAGTTACAATGGTTGCGCTATTTAATTTTATCAAGGGTACTGTAGGACCGGTTATGGCCACGGTAATCGGAGTCATTGGTGGAGTAATTGTAACTATAGGCACACTTGTCGGGGCTATCGGCGCTCTAATGCTGTCACTAGCTGGTGTTGCTACAGCATTTATTACTCCACTGGCCTTTATCAAAGGAGCTAAAGTAGCCCTAACGGAACTAACCGTAGCTCTTCAACAAGCAGGTAAAGGTGCCACTGACGCCAGTGCTAAATTTACAACAATGGGTGTTGGGATGAAAGGTTTGGCAAACGGAGCCAAGGGTATGGCCCTATCTCTTGCCTCATCTCTTGTCTCTGCACTTGCATTCCAGGTTGCTATCACGGTGGTGCTAGACGCATTTATGCGTTTTCAAAGAGCCCAGGAAGAGGCTGCAGCGGACAAGAGGGCTGAACTTGCGTTGGTGCGCTTAGCCACAACCTACAAGGATGTTGGAGATAGCGCCGATGCGGCAACCAAAGCTGCGCGTGACTTTGAACGATCTGTGGTAAATACTAGCTTTAACAAAAAAATACAGGAGCTTGAAGAACTTCGTAAAAAGATCAATGACTTAAAGTATGATATGCAAACTCCCGGTATTAACTCATTCGCGGAATTATTAGCACAGCTGGGTTCAATTCAAAATCCTAACGCATCGCTCTCGGGGGTAGAACCTGGAATCTCCAAGAAAAGTATTCAACAGAATGACTTAGATGCGACAGAGAGGCGTAAGATTGATATTGAGCTAGCTATTTCTAAGATCGCCCGTGCGCTCGATCGAGATCGCGCAATGGATAACTTTAAGATTCAGGCTGATAACGCTAAGCAACTAGCCAAAGACCAGAAAGATCTTGACAAAGAACGCCAGAACATCGAGCGTTCTCACAAAGACAAAATGTTTGATATGCAGCAGCAGCTTGACAATAAGGCTCTAGACATTTTTAAGCTCACATCCGACATCGCTATCCGTCAAATTGAGCTTCGCAACAAGAAGCTGATTGAAGGTGAAAATGGTGCTGCCGGTGCCGCGCTAAATGCGCTTAATGACTACATATCGACCAAGAAAAAAGCCGAACTATCACTTGAGGCCACCAAGCGTCAGCTTCAGGTACAAGCAGCGGCACTTGACAAATCCGTCGTTGATTACAGACTTTCTGTGGAAGAACGCATCCTCGCGATCAAAGAGAGGATTGGTAAGTTTGAAATGGACGTTGCAAACTACGTTCTAGCTCAAAAGCAGAACGAAGCTGCGGTTCTCGCTGCTGGGGGGCAGAACGGTGAGGGAAATATCCTTCCCGGCGGCGTGATAACTCCAACCGCCAATGGTGGCGGTTTCACTTCCCCGCGTACACGCGCAGGTGGCGTAGTCGAAGCCCACGGGGCTCAGGACATCGGGGCCGCTCCAGGTTCTCGCGTTAACGCCCGTCTTGCAGGAACACTCATCAATATCCTTAAGAACTTCGGCGGTAATGGCGATGCTGCGGTGGTCAAGTACGATAGCGGGGAGACCGGAACCTACGGTCATATACGACTAGGGAGTGACATGAGAGTAGGTTCTCGTGTTTCTCCAGGCATGCAAATTGGGACCATCAACAACCCACCACCAGGGTACGACCCTCATCTCCATTACAAGCTGGTAGATGTCATGGGTAAGCTCGTCGATCCTGTCAATACTGTCGCTAATAGTCTGAAGATTAAAGGTAATGCCTCCTCGACTGGTGGCGGTATCGCTTCTAACATGTTCCGCTTTCTGTCTATGGTAGCTATGGGAGAGAGCACAGACAACAACTCTGCAATTAACCGGAGTTCAGGGACATTAGGGCGCTTTCAATTCAAAGACTCTACACGCACAGACGCCTTAACCAGGGGCTTACTAACTCCGGCGGAAGCGGCGAACCTTCTCGCCGATGACAAAAACAAACAGTTCTCTGCTGTCTCCAAATACATTCGTGCATTAAACCCTGTCGCTGCTGGATACATCGACGCAGGAGATTTTAACAACGCTGAACTCATGCTCAGCGGGGCTCGCGTCGGTAAGGGAGGTAACGCCCTGTTCACCTCCTTGAAGGGCGGTGCCGAGGCTGCAACCGGCCCAAGGCGAGCTGCAATGGAGAAGGCCCTCGGCAGCGGTAATAGCGCCGTTCCAACAGCCTTCACCGTATCTCAACCTGTGATGAACCTGAAGAATCTCCCGGCAATTCAGACCAGGGAGTATCGAGACGCAGTTGATGCCCTAAAAGCGTTAAACACTCAGTTCGCTGCTCTACAGGCCCGACTCGACACCATAAATAGCAAAGCTCAGTTCACAGATATTCTGAAGAATCTATATCCCAAAAGAGATTTTAAGGAACTCGATAACTCAGTAGAGAATCTTAAAATCAGCCTTCGTACAATATCAGAAGAAGCAGGTAAAGCTTTCGACCCTGAGATATATCAAATTGACATGGAGGAGGCTAAGGCTAAAGCCGCGATTAACGAACAAACACTTATATGGTTGCAGAAATACAAGAACCTCAAAGGAGTCACAGCTCAGGAAGTTGCTGCATTAGAGAAGGACGAAGCTGCAAGACGTGAGGTGTTCCTCGCAGATCTTGAAAAAGAATACGACTTAAAGCGTGAGCTTGTTGTGCTGACCCGTGCTCAAAAATACGCTGTTGAACTTAAGGACAATATAGAGCAAGCTACTACTAGGCAGAGTCTGTCCATGCTGCAAATGCAGTCTGATAGATCGGCACTCTTTCGTGCCAAAAATGACTACGTTGGAGCACGACTCTCTTCAACCAATCTACAGATTGAGCAAGAGCGTCTTAGCAAAAGCCAAGAACTTAAAGATCCGGCTACTTCATTTTTATTTGAGAGAAACGCTGCTGCACTTCGTTCAAGCGCAGTCGCTCTTGGTAATTTTGAAGGAGCGACCGCAAAGGTCGCCGAGAAACTTGCCATGGCTCACGAAGCGACCAGCACCTTCATCACAGGATTCAAAGGTATATTCAGAGCGGCCCTGTCTGGCGGAGACATAGGTGAATCTGTTAAGTCCTTCACCGAAGGCTTCACCGGCAAGATCCTAGACATGTTCTCGGAATATGCCTTTAATCCGCTTGAAAAGCAAATGGATGCTGTATTCTCTAAGTTTCTCGGGGTCAAAAATGACCCAATGGTGGCTAATACAACGGCTCTTACAAATGTCTCCACTGCAGTGGATAATCTAACGGCTGCGCTTTACAGTTCAGCTACAGGAGCGGTTAACAACATCGTTAACGGCCCTCGTTCGCTATCCGGCGTTCAAACCTCCTTCCCAGCAACCCTCTCTAGCTTCTCCCCCGAGTCCGCCTTCGGTGCCGCTGCGCCTGGAATGGACACCTCCACTGCCCTGGCGAGCGTTACCAAGAACCTCAAGGAGATCGCCCCAGCCGCCACCCAGGCAGCATCCGGTCTGCAGACCACCCTCGGGGGAATCACCAGTCTCGCTACGGGCGCGGCCACCATCTTCGGAGGCATCTCCCAGATGGGCAAGGGAGGCACCTTCAACACCCTCACCGGCCTGGCCGGGATCTTCGGCGGCATCGGGGGCCTGCTGGGCGGTGGCCTCTTCTCCACAGGCGGCCTCTTCGGCGGTGCCCGCGCCTCCGGCGGCCCGGTCCTCCCCAATCGCTCCTACCTCGTCGGTGAAAACGGCCCTGAGCTTTTCTCCCCCTCCGGGTCCGGCTCAATCCTCCCAGCAAACGCCACCGCTGGGATGTTCCAGGAAACCCGTGCCGCCCTGACCCCCATGGGAACCCCCTCTTCCCCGAGCCCGATGACCCTTTCCGGTGGCGACATCAATGTCAAGTATGACGCTCAAACTATCGGTAGCGTCAACTATGTCACTGAAGAGCAATTCAGAAAAGGGATGCGGCAAGCGGCACATCAGGGTCGTGACCTCGCCTACAGCGGCATGCACGGTGACCCACGCATTCGTAAAGCTCTGGGGTTAGGCTAATGATACGATCTAGCTTCGCGGAATACATCCGCTTTATAGACAAATCTGGTAACTACATCCCGGCAAGGGCGTTCCAGAACTACTTCATCCACAAAACCAGACTTTACTCTGGACAATACTATAACTTTGCCCCCTTCGGAGTCTCCGGCACCTCATCCAAAAGAGGCGGAGCCACATCCTCTGGCGGTCTTGTCTCGATCCCTAATGACTTAACGGTATCGCTCTTTACCGAGGCCATCCTTTCCGGCTGGCTTATTGAAATACAAACAGTTATCATTACTATTGCTGAAGGAGTTGATCCAGTCGAGTCTACAACAGCACTCACACAAATATGGGCCTGTAGCGGCGGACCACAAGACGAAGAAAAATGCGCAATTAACCTTAGAAATCCCCTCGACGCAGTATCTCAGCAAGTCCCTAAAGGCTTCCTTTCGTCCTTCCGCGTAGGTAATCTTCCTCCCTCCGGTAACATTATCTCCTCCTGAGCGTCGGTCATAGACTGGCCTATGGCCTCCCGATCCAACTACACCGACTGGCATTCCTGGCTGGGACTCCCGCATCGATTAGGCGCCGACCCCCGCGAAGGGGAAGCGTGTTGTTGTCTGAAGATGGCTCATATTATGATGACCGATCTAGGATTGAATCCTCCAGATATTGAACCTCACTGGGAAGACCTCGCACGACAACGCCGTTGGACTGATCTCTACGAAGCGTTCCAACTTGTCACCATCGAAGCTCCACATAGAGAAGAACTCTGGTCTCTAGTTCCGCTTATTACCCCTATTTCCTTCGGTATAGGTGTTGTTGTTCCCGATCGACTACTCCTCGGGGTTCACCACCGCCAAGGTTTGACCACCGTTCCTCTCGACAAACTCCACAACCCTAGTTATTACATCCCCGTCTGATGGGCTACCGGCCGCTTCCCAGCCACGACTACCTGGCGCAGATGCTCGGACTGACGTCCGAAGAGATGGAGTGGTTCCAGGAGCAGATTAACCGTGAGGTGAAGATCGACCCTTCCAAACCCCAGGCAGGTTTGGAGACCGTAGCCATCATCTCAACGATAATTTCCGTAGGGTTAACTATTGCAGCCAGCTTCTTTAAGCCAAAGGCCAGCACCGGAGGCAATGGTGGGATCAGGACTCAAACCCAAGATCCAGTCACCATCACCAGAAACCAGCGGTTTGCTCCTCGCCGAGGTTTTGACTCTGTTCAGCGTCCTGCTGTTCTAGGTACTACCACCCCGGTGATCTATGCCAACCAGCGCTACCTCGCAGCGCAAAGCAATCCCCCGAGGCCGGAAGGGCGTTATGGCGGAGTTAGAGTCAACATGGACTTGCTCTGGAGCCAATTACTTAGTACAGGTGGAAGTCAGGTACTACGCGCAGTCTTCATGCTCGGGGAAGGGCGGGTTGCCTGTATTGATCCGACTAGCTTCGCCATAGGCGACAATACTTTAGGTGGCTATGACATAAGCTCTGCCGCTGCAGCGCAAGATGCAGGTAGACTAACTCTGTATTACTCTGACAACGGTGGTCGGTTAAAGAGTGATAATTATTTATTGGGTCGTTCGCCATCCACTGATATTGGAAATGCTGAAACCACCGGAGGTGCTGATGTCTTCTGTGTCCGTTCGACAGGCAATGCTTGGTTACCTGACTCATGTTTCACATCTAAACCATCAACGCAGACAAGTTTCGGTGTCTATAGCTTAATACCAAACAACCTCGGAGTCCGTGTCAACCCGCGAATGAGGCCGACTATTAACATAGCGACCGAGAGTCAAGATAATGGTAAATCGTACCTTGTAAAAATAATTGACGATCCACTAGCTCTCGCTGAGATGTGGAAGTCAAAATACTGGTGGTCAGGGCGTAGTGGGATTATTTCCACAAGCACGGGATCTACAGCGCTTAATGTTGGAGACACATTTACTTATCTTCTCTCCAGTACGTCTGATGCGACTACACGAATATGCTTTAATTCAGGCAACACGAATAATCCGGTAGGGGCACCAGACGCTTACGCAAACTGTGGGGATGTTGCGAACACTGTGGCTAGTCGCCAAATGAGCGCAGCAGACGCGCTGACTATAGGTGAACTATACAAAGCAGGTTCGTGTCTTGCAGTATTGATTGCGACATCAGTAGAAGGTGATGTGTTTCGCAGCGAAGTTGACAATAATCCTCCTTCAGGAGGAACGTCCATGTATTACACTTTCACAGTAGTAAGAGCGGGTAGCCTTAGTATTGCACAGATAATCGACATTGATGAAAATAATCCAGGTAAAGTCATTAAACCTCCAGAATGGGGCAAAGAGTCGACAAACCAAATGCTGAATCTGGCTAACCTCAATAACGGATCTAACTATAAGTCCGCCACAAACTTTGCTCAGATATTTAGGTGTGCGCTTGCCAATATACATATAAACCAACAGGTTAAATGTTTTGAAATAGGCTTCAAGTCCACTGTAGGCATTAAAGCTGGAGGTCTTTGTAATTTCAAAGACGCCAAGCCGATGGCTGATATTAACTATGACGCTGGGTTTAGAGAAAACAAAAAGGTCTATAGTCAGGATAAACCAATTTACGTCACTAATTTCCAGTCAGGGGTAGTCAACGATACCGCCGAACGTTTTTCTTTTCACCGTATGTACATTCGCAGCGAAGGTGGCAGTTGGACATCTGTGCCCGCCTCTTTCGGCTTTCGCAGTCAAAGCTCTCAAGCGATGTACAACTATATTCGTATTGAATTACCTACAGCTATTGAACCCGAAGTACGACTTGAACCTCTTACTGGGTGGGAGATTAGAAATGGCTACGCCTCAGCTCCATTCATCGTACTCGATGGGAATATAACGTCCTCTACGACATTAAACCTAGGCGGTTATCTAGTCACATGGTCGGGTACGATCATATCGAATACACCTGATAATTTTAAGCTTTATGCTTGGGAACCGTCACAAGACCTAGGCTATAACTGGACCGATGAAAACTCCATGCTTGACCCTTGGGGAAAAGTTGCGGAGGCTTTCGTCTATGAAGAGGTGCAAACGACTGTATCTCAAGGCCCCGAACATGAAGTTGTCTATGTCAATGTCATAACCTCAAACGCTACAACACCTCAATACGACTCTCTCGCCATTGTTGGTGGAGTGTTCCGCGCCGCCACCGAATGGAGCCAATTCTCCCAATTTTCCGTCCGAGTCACCGGAGGCCGGATGGTACGCCGCCTCCTCGATGCAAATGCTTTCGGCCCATCTAACCTGCTCCCCGACATTGCCTACGACCTAGCCCGTAGCTCCCGTCTAGGACTGGGCCAGTCCATGAGCGAACTGCAGATCGACCGTACTGGCTTTAGCAACACCGCGACCTGGCTAAAGAAGCGGCGCTACTTTTTCGACGGAGTCTTGGCGGAGAAGACAAACTTACGCCAATGGCTCGCCGACATAGGAGCCACGATGTTGATCGATATTACAGAGAAAAACGGAAAGCTTTCGATGGAGCCTGCCGTTGTTTTCCCCGAGGACGGCAAGCCTCCTATCACGGGCCTTTACACCGCAGGGAACATTGTTACTGGGTCTTTCTCTCTCTCATTCATTTCTGAGGAGGACCGACAACCAATTCAGGCTTCTGGGAAATGGAGAGAGGAACGTTCTCGCTCCTCATTCAGCAACAGTGGAGTTTTCCCGGTGGAACGGGAGGTAAGGGTCAGAGAAGCCGACCGACCAGAATCTGACCCTATCGAATCGTTTGACCTATCTGACTACTGCACAAATTTTGAACAGTGTGTGGATGCACTTTGCTACATTATACGCCTACGTCGTTTAATTACTCACGAAATAAAGTTTAGCACTCGACCTTCAGGTATCCTAGGAGGTCTATATCCAGGCGCCTACATCAGGGTTGCGCTTGACTACACTTACTACGACGAGTTTGCTAATGGTGTCGTACTAGGGGACGGTACGCTTATCACCACTAGGCCGGATCTTCTATTTGTCGGCACCCATTCTGTGACAGCTTGGGATGGAGTCAGCCCTACTGTTAGCGAGATCACTCTGACAGTCGGCACGGACGGTAGAGCTTCGCCGGTAGGTATCATATTTCTTAAGAAAAAGACATCATCACAGACACGGACGTACAAAGTAGACGAAGTGTCGATTGATAGCAACCGTGATATAGAGGTGTCCGCCACCTTTCATCCAACAGATGCGGAAGGGTATTCGATGATCACGAAGAATTGGACAACGTATGTCACTGACGCGAACTGGGTGATACAGCGAGGATAATATGGCAATTTATACCTTCACCCACGCAAGTCAAAATCTTGTTATAGGCCGTAGTTCCCTGTACCTCATGGGTTCCGACTTGGTCACAAGGGATCTTGTCATTTCAAGAGTCTTTATCCAAGGTCGTGTATCTGTTAAATCGTATAGCCTGCTCTCTGAAGAACTGCGTCTTGCGAGAGTTCCTAGCGTAGGAAGATTCTCTAAACTAACATTTACCCATACCAGTCGTAATCTTGTCCTTGAGAGAAGCACACTCGGGGGGACGATTACAAGCAGTAAGTTCTTCCCCGAGATCGTGCCTACCGCACTTCAATTCAAACCGCCTAGGTACGTTGTCACTGAGCACCCGGCACAGTCGGGAGAGATAGAGCACCATTTGTGGGCGGATTCAAAAGGTGGAGCTTCTCTGCAACTTGACTACACCAATATCTCCGACTCGACGGCAGAGACGATTATGGCGTTGTGGGACTCTGTTAATGGGACATACGGGAGCTTAATCATTCCCGATGCGGTGCTCGCAGGCGTCGCGCAACAACTTGCGACGTACATGCTGACAGGCGGGAGTTATATCAAATGGTTTTTCGCGGAGGTTCCTAAGTGGCAGGGAAGGATAAAGGGTTACGGTGATATGAAGGTTTCCTTAGTACCTAACATCGTACAGGTTACTGGAAGCGTAGGCGGAAACACACCTTTTGCTGCAGCTGTGTCGATTGAGGAGCCCACCTCAAGCTGTGCTGACTGCGATTACATAGGTAAAGACCCAGATACTGATTATGTACCAGATGCTTGGACGACTAAGTATTCAGGTAACGACTCAGGGGCGGGCGGTCGAGTTAGAATTAGTCAATTCGGTTCAATTTACCATGCCATACTAACCTCTAACGGCGGAACACCGGGAATTTCAATTACAAAACTGTACAGTAACGGAGATCTCGCGTGGAACAAATTTATTGCTCATACACCAGGAGTTAATACTGAACTGTATTTAGACTATGACGATAGTGGGCGAGCTTTGTATGTGGGCTTTTCTGGAGGAAGTCGTATTGCCATTCTGAAAATTACAGGAGATGGTGACGTATTATGGACGACTCAAATGACAGCTATTGCAGGGGTTTCAATCGTCCTTTTAACTGAGGTTAAGTATGACGCTTTTAACAATAAACTTGTGGTTCAGCTTTTCTCGCCGACGTTTTGCATTTTAGATGCAAACAACGGGGATGTCCTTAGAGTATTTAGGGTTAACAACGCAGTCCCTTCAAATTATTACAGGAGTTCTTGTATCAGTTACAGCGCAGACGTCTTCATGGTGTGTGGTATGGGCACACCTATATTGAGTAATCCTTCTGATACAGATAGATACTCACTCATTACTCTCAACTTAGTCACCAACTCTGTCACAGTAGTACGGAGATTTGATACTACGCGTAGAAGGGCAGATGGATACCCCAAGGCAGTTAAACTTTCTAATGGTAAGATTCTTATGAATGCTGCTGGTGGCACCACGGTCGAGTTCAGTGCAGATTTTAACTCAATAACTGCTTTTAAGAATATCACTAATATGAGTAAGCAGTCTGTAGTCAAAGCTGATAGCACAGGTAATGTCGTTTTTGTGCATGAAAGCACAATTTTTCCAAAGAATGTTTTGAGTTTAACTGGGCCATCTCTTTCAGCAGTTGCATCTCAGTACAACTCTGACTATTCTCGTGTAATCTATGAAACTGGGGTCTCTTACGGTGCTACATCCCCTGGGGCAGGCGATATAAGTTTTGGTATGAACCGCTCCGTATTCTGCCACACAGATAGATTTGAAATTACAAGTCAGATATTTTTACCTGCAGGTGGGTACACAGGAGAGATTCAGCTACCTTCTCCCAGCTACACCAAAGTAGGGTGGGCCCGAGCCCAAGGTGCTCTAATCGATGACCTTCTCTCCACGAACCCTCCGTCAGCAGCAGTAAATGTGACTGTGTCGACGACAGATCTCATCTTCTCTAAACCTACATGGACTCCGGCAATAAGCAGCCTGCCCGGAACATGGACTAAATACATATCTACAATCCCGTAGTATGGCCATTCAATTCCCCGCCTTAAAGCCGTCTTCCTTTACGTTCACCCCTGCAACGTATAACGTCACCACGCCAAAATTTCGCGACATTGTCGCCTCCCCTCGACTCCTCGCCTCCAAACCCAACAGTTCCACCCTTTCCCTTGATTTCCGCGCTATCAGCGGAAACAAGATCCTGACAATCTTCACTGCCTGGGAGTCCAGTTTCTCCGGTCTATACGATCTGGTCCTTCCCCCCGAGATCGTCTCAAGCATCAAATCCATAAACTTCTCTGGCAGAATAGTCGGTGTAAAATCCACTGGTTGGAGGTTCTCCGAGGAGCCACTACTGAGTAACGTTACCGCAGGTATTGGTGATGTCTCAGTTCAGTTGAAAGGGGAAATGTACAATCCAAGTATTAACCCACGAATTTACTCAGGTGTCCAAGCTCCGCTTCTAGGCTCTATCCCTGCTACAACTTTTTCAGGATGGAGCAAGATAGTCGACTTAAGCCAAAACGACACAAACACGCTATTTGGTAATTGGCCATTCTCTTTCTATCTCGCAGGTACGGCTTATTCAGCTTGCTACCCAGGATCTAACGGGTACGCAACTTTTGGGGTAGGTTCAAGCGTCTACAGTAGCCTTAGCGCAAGTGTTCCCAATGCACCTAAAGTAATGTTCGGTGCTCGCGATTGCTCTTGGCAGCGTGTCTACACTCAAACTACCCTTAGTTACGCTAGGTTTAGGTGGGAAGGTAATCAGTCAACTAGCGCCACTCCAGGAGCATCAAACCGAATCGTTGAAGTCACATTCTGGAAGTACGACGGTATTTCACAACTCATCGAAATAAGAACAGGAAACTTTGTAAGCCCAAGCTCTACTGAGCCGTTTATGGTAGCTTCTGCAACCACAGCATACGCATCGGCATCTACCTTGGGAGCCAACCAGAGCTGGGTTTTTGAAGGAAACTCGACCGGTACGAGCTGGCAGCTATTTGCTAATAGCTACGTCGGAGCTTAATCATCATACAGAGTAGTCATCCTTGTTATAGGTCTATTCTCAAAGAAAATAAATTTTAGCTCAACGCTATTCTAATCCTATCCCCTCCCGGCTGGGCCTGATCCACCCTCCGACCCTGAGCAATGGCCACTGCCCCGCAGTATTTCTTCAATCAGTACGTCGCCGATCTGCATAACAAAGTTCATAACATCAGTTCCGACGTTCTTAAGATCGCACTGACTAACACCGCACCTACGGCAACGATTACCGACTTATCCGGCATCACCCAGATAGCCGCTGGCGGTGGCTATACTCTCGGAGGCTTTACAGTCACTGTAACTTCCTCTAGCCAGACCTCAGGTATTTACAAAGCTACCTTCACTAACTACGCCTTTAACCCGACTGGCACTGTCAATACTTTTCGCTATCCGGTGTTGTACAACTCTACCGCAGGTAACAAGACCATCTGCTGGTGGGATTACATTGACCCTCAAAATCTCACCAACGGAGACACCTTCAATTTTGCCTTTGATGGTACTTTAGGAGCACTCCGCGCAAGTTTCGCAGCATGATTCTCACAGGTGCCTCTGCAGGTCTGTACTACAACACGCTACGTGTAGGTAAGGTGAAGAACATCGACATAGATATTTCCCGCGAAGCATTACGAAGTACGACCCTTGACTTATTTGACCACACCTATATCGCAGGCATTCGCGATACAAAAGCTTCTGCGACTCTTTTCTACGACCCCCTTGATACAGCTGCTGTCGGTATCATCAATGCAATTTACGAAGACGTTGCTGAAGTAACTAGCATTTTTCAATTTGTTTGGGATACTAACACCAAACGCGAACTGACATCTTCTGCAGTTATTACCAACATTGGTCTCTCTGTCGCTTTCGGCGAAGCACATGTTTGCAAGCTCTCCCTTCAACTATCTGGTAAGCCTACCTCCAAGTCCTTCTAATGACGCTCCTCGGTAAAGACGGTATTGTTCAGTTAACACGTTCGTACCCCGACCCGATAATCCTTCCCCCGAGTGCGTTGGACACTACGAACAATAGGTTCACAATAAATTCCGATGCTTTTTGGCCTGGCGATGCGGTCACTCTGATCCATTCCGGTGGGACTAAAATCGGCTTCGTTTGGAGGGACACCTTAGACCGGGTCACCCTGCACACAACTGCCGCTGGGGCTCAAGACAACACAACTGGGACCAGAGTCAGCCTCTCAGGCGTTCCTGCGGCCCACTCAATTCTTTGTCTAACCGGTTCTGGGGCGGCCACTACCGTCCTTACCACTTTCCGTCCCACAATTACAGGAGTCAACAGCGAAACCAGCCTCCAAGCATATCCCTCCGTTTATGCAGACTATACCACCGCCAACAGCGGGACAACACTTTGGGCGTTTCAAGGACATATTAAAAAATGGAATCTCAAGCTCGGGGGAAACACAGTTGATACCGGCGTGATCGGAGAGCGGTTCGGTGACTCGGTTAAAACCGCTATTACCGGGTCTGGATCCTTCGATTTTCTAATTCAATTCAGCGAGAATTCTAACGGAACCCATGACATTGACCAAATTCTTAGAATGACCCTAATGATAGAAAACAATGCTAAAGGGAAGGCTAAATTCTATCTTAAGCAGCGGACTGATGCACGAACCGCGACTATCGACGGAAACACCATAGTATTTCTACCCGGCTCCGTCTACTACTACGCAGACATCCTCCTAGTTGACACCAGCATCGATACGACTGCTGATGATTTCATTCAAGGTTCAGCCAACTTCGCCACAACCGGACCTGTGCGCTTGTTCCGCGAATAGTCCCCCGAGGCCGCCTCCCTGTTCCCGCTATTCTTTGGATCGAGCTGACCTCCCAGTCCGTTGATCGAACTCCTAGTCAACCCGATCACTGCCGGGGTTTTCGGGCTGGTTTCGCTCATAATCGGGAAACGATTGGATAGTCATTTCAAAGCAGTCGCTGTGGCGAAAGCGGAAGTTCAAAAGGAGAGAATTAGCTATAAGCATAAACTCGACGAAAGACACAATAAGCTATTTGAGTCTTTTGTGGTAGAACAACAAAAAGCCGCTGTCGCTTTTGAAGGTATTCACAAGAGTGTTACCCACATCGGACAAGAACTTGCCGAAATGCGATTAGAGACACGTTCGTTCCGTACCGAGATTTTCTCTCGAATCAATCATTTGGAGGACATCACCTCTCGCCATGAAGGTGTACTTCTCCAAATGACCAAAACACAGGATAGAGGTAATTAAGACTTATGAAACCGGCAGAACTTCAGCTACCGATCGACCAGGGCGGCTCGGTAAGTCAGACTTTTCAATTTTATTTCGATGGTACTGGTCTGGACGCTTATGCTGAAGTTTGGAACAGGAACAACACAGTTAAACTACTCGACTTAACTACTACCTGGGTTACTCGTGCTGAGGTAGGTTCTTGGCCTAAGTCTTTTGCAATCAACGGGGTAGTTCACACTTTCACCTACACAGTGCGTTGTTCTATCAATATCTCAGCTACGCCCACGCAAACAGCTTCCGTAAAAGAATCTGGTTTCTGGGATCTACTTCTTGTGTATCCTAATGGATCTAGATTATACCAAACTCGTGGTCCTGCCCCACTTCGAGTTCGTGCTACCAGGGGGCCAGTATCACTATGACTTCTTCTTACTGGGCTGAGACTGGACCGCTTGTTGTTGAGATCCTCTCACCGGGCCCACCGGGTTCATCGGGTTCACGGTGGTTCAGCGGATCTGAGGCTCCAACGGTCGCACTTGGTGAAAAAGGTGATTACTACTTGCGCGCAAGTGGCGATGTTTATGGCCCGAAAGGAAGCGAAGGGTGGGGTGATGTTCAGTTTAGTTTGACCCCTGATCCGTCATTGATTTTCTCCTATTCCGCCGCCATGGCGATCATTTTGGGATAACACCATGAAAGGCCCTGTACTCGACGCTTCCACATTCAGCTTCAACGCCACCGCCAAGACGGTGACGTTTTCGGCGCCAATCCCTGGCAGCCAGCAGCAGATTCTGGCGATCCTGAATGTCACCCGCCAAGCCTGGCTCTACCTGCCGGTGCAGGCTGGTTACGGCGGCACCTGGGCGTCTCCAACGCTGACGCTGACGGCACCCACAACGGGCCACGCGAATGGCGATACCCTACAGATTTTCGTGGATGATGGGCTGGCCAGTATGGCCATCACGGCGGCTGCGTTGCCCCTGCCGTCTGGAGCGGCTACCGCAGCCAACCAGGCCACATCAAACTCCACACTGGCCGCGATCGATGCGGATCTGGGCACTGATGGCACCAGCCCGCCAACCCTGCCCAGTGGATCGACAGGGGTGCGTGGATGGCTGCGTTATCTGGCATCGTTGCTGCCGTCATTGGTCAGTGGTCGGTGGCCGGTGGATGGCTCAGGTGTAACCCAGCCGGTTTCACCCAATATCACCCGAGGTGGTGGCGTGTTGGATGCGAACACCCAACGGGTGACAATGGCGACCGATGGGCCGACGGTTTCGTCACTGACCTCGTTGGATTCCAAGAGCCTGGCGCTGCCAACGGCTGACGCTCAGACCTCGGTGGCAACCTCGACCACGACGGTGCAGCTGCTGGCCGCCAGGACGAGCAGGAAGCGATTGCTGATTTTCAATCCATTGGGAGGGGCAGCGCTCAGTATCGGGAGCGCTACACCGGTGACGACTGCAAACACGTTCCTGACAATTCCCGCCGGGAATGGAGTGTTTCTGGATCAAGCAGATTTCACGGGCGTAGCTGGAGCCTGGTATGGCCTGCTGGCGTCTGGCACCAGCACCGCCCAGGTGCGGGAGTCGTATTGATGAAAAGCGCTTTTCTGTTTGGTGGGACGGCTGATCTGCTGAATTTTGTCCAGCCATCTGCACTGGTCGATTATCAGTTCCGCCTCCAAGGAACGCTGACAAATTACGGCAGTGTTGGCGGGTCGCTAACACTGACTCGCTCCGGCAACGGTACGTTTATTGGTAGCAACGGCCTATTGCAAACAGCCAGCACAAACGTCGCGAGGTTTGATTTTGATCCCTTGTCCCTGACTCGACGAGGATTGCTGTTTGAGGGGCAAGCATCCCAAATACTGCTTCAGTCAGAATCGTTAAACGTCTCGCCATGGGTTGTCAGCGCGACTACGGTAACAGCAAACAATGCGACAGACCCCAGCGGTGGTACAGGGGCTGAGTCAATTGTAAATACCGGAACTACAAATGGCTCCTGGGTCAGGCAGCTGATCACAACAGCACAAGCATCTGGAACGTATTACTTTTCGCTTTTTGCTGCTTCCAGTAATGCTACTTTATATGTAGATGCGGCCCCTTCAGTTGGGGATACAAGTAGCAGGGCGCTGGCAACGGTCAACCTTAACACTGGCGCAGTAACTTATATTTCAAATCCAATTGGTGGAGCTACTGTTTTCTGCCTGCTTGGTGCTACTGGGTTTTGGAGAGTTGTCAATTCTTTTAGTTCAACTAATTTTCAAAGGTGCGAATTTAGAATTGGCGCCAGCACATCAACGTCAGGCCCCGTGATTGCATGGGGAGTAAATTTAACGAAAGATTCCTTCAGTTCATACGTCCCGACAACTACCGCAGCCGCCACCCGCTTCGCAGATGCCGCCAGTGTCACCGGCCTCCCGACGACAAACGTCACGCTGATCGAGAAGCCAGCCGGCTGCGCAACCCTGTCAGCCGGCACCCTCACTCTCAACCCCGGCTACACAATTGACCGAATCATGGTGCTACCTGGCACCTATTCAGCTGATCAGGTGGCAACCATCCGGGGGTTGATGTGATGCCGTTCAGTGTCATCGAGGTGCTCTGCTGGTGCCCTGATCGAGAATGCTTCCGGCAGGGCATTACGTCTCAGGTGTTCCCCGATGGCACCCCATTGGCCACACTGGACGGTGACAGATTGATCCCAGCTTCTGGCGTGCATATCGATGAGATCGGCGCCATTCAGCGTGGGGAAACCACAATCAACGGCCACCACGTCAACATCGCCGCGACCGATGCCGTAGCCACTTTGTTGACCGCTGGCCTTCCCCAAGTTGGCACGATCTTCGAGCGGACGCATATCCTGTCCCTGATCCCCGGCATGGAGTGGTCTGCTCTCAGTGCCGAAGGCGAACCCCCCGGCTATGTCGGCCCCATGGGGGTGAAACTCTACGACCGCTCCGCCGTGAATGCACGCGCCAGGGTTTGGTACGTCAGCGGTGGTCAGTTGATTCCCGGCCTGCCGCCTGGTGGCTGAGCAAAGGCCTGGTGATCGGGAAAACTGAAGCATCGAGCAGCAACCGAAAAGGACCGCTAGACAAGCCATAGTTAAGCCAGGGTGGCTCTGCCACCACCGTTTGCTTAGTCATAGCAACCTCTTTCACAGATCTGGCCCTCCTAGGTGGGGGAGGGGGAAGGGGTGTGCATGTTCTAGTGCAAAACTCAGTCACAACCTCAAACCCTCTGCGATGCAGTCGAACTGCACCCTCGGAGTCAGACTGTCTCGTAGCTCGCTTGGCCTGTTTAAGCCAAGACAGGTGTACTGTTTTAAGCCAGGTTCAAGCCAGGCTCTCCCGATGGATCGCTTCACCACCGCCCTCGGGGAGGTCAATGATCGTCTGAAAGCTGCAGGTTTTCGCTGCCGCATCGAGCACCGGGGTAGGAGGCTGAATTTGGTGGCAACCCTGCCGGAACGATCCGGGGCAGGCCGCCGGCAGCAGCGGATAGCGCTAGGAGTAGAGGCCACCCTGGCGGGCCTGGGGGCCGCAGAGAGCCAGGCGATGAACCTGGGCCTCCAGCTCCGTCAGCGCACGTTCACCTGGGAGGTTTGGGCTCCCCCCGAGGACGAGCCCAAACCCGACCTGGAGTTCTTCCACGCCACAGCTCTTCGGATCTTTGCCGAGCGGTTTGGGCAGCGACCTGATGGTGGCAAAGGGAATTGGGTACGGCGCTGGCGCCCAGCTCTAAAACGTGTCCCAGCATCAGGGGAGCTATCCGGGGAACTCCTGTTGGGAGTGATTGAGGGTATGCCTGCGAAATCGGCGATGCGTAAGTCTTATGGTCAGGTGATAACAACAGTTGCAAGCGCATGTGGCATCGACTGCTCTCGATTACGCGCCGCTCGATCAGGTTACTCTCTCCGTTGCCTTCAACCGAGGGACATTCCCTCAGACGAGCAGATTTTAGAAATTTGGGGAGCAGTCAAATATCCAGAGTGGAGATGGGTGTTCGGAATGTGCGCTGCCTATGGGCTGCGTCCTCATGAGGTTCAGGAAGTGCAGCTCACAGCAAGTAGTGAAGCTAAAATCGGCGATTCTACAAAGACAGGCTATCGAGTTGTGTGGCCTGCTCCACAGGCATGGGTTAAAATGTTCGATTTACACAACGAGCAAAAACCGAACTACAAGTCAGACCAGTTCACCAAGAGCGCTAATTACTATATCCATACGCGAGGTCCATCCCCATTCGGTCTCTATAACCTGCGGCATGCGTATGCCATTCGACTGCTTATGGCAGGAGTGCCGAGCAGTCTCGCAGCAAGACTCATGGGACACAGCGTGGCAATCCATGAACGGGTTTATCAGCGATGGCTCGATGCGGCAGAACTGTCCAAGCTGAGGAGCGGTTTCAACCTGTAGTGTCCTATTCTGGTTGAATCAGCCATACGATCCTGTCCATGAGCGGAGTTGATCACACCAGCATCCTGGTCCGCCTGGACCTGATCGAAGTCAGTCTCCGGCGGTTGGAGCTGGCGATCATCGACAATTCAAACAAAGAGTGTCGTGAAGAGAATGTCGAAGATCGCGCTGACTGGGTCGACAGTACAGCGTTTTGCAGACTAGCTGGAATAAAGAACCACAATAGCCTCAGCTATTTCATGAGTAAGGGGATATTTACAAACAAATCGATTAGAAACATCGGGACTCCCAAACGACCGCGATACCGGTTTCACCGCCGGATAGCAGTCGATGAGTTCCTGAACCGCTCTAAGCTGCAGCTCCCCTGACACAGGAAAGCCCCCGAGGGCGAACCTCAGGGGCTTTCTACTCGGAGCTTAACCGATCAGGCGGCTACAGGCTCGGTGCTGAGTTCAGCCGTATCCTTGGCCTTCAGAGTACGCTCGTAAACCTTGAACGGTCGAGGGGAACCCTCCACTCGGGAGATGACATCCAGCACGATCTGGCCGGTCTCCGCCGACACGGTGATGGAATAGACATCACCAGGGCCTACACCGGCCATTTTGGCGTAGATGCTGCCGATCAAGATGCCGCCAGCGGCGTGGACAGTGGTCTCATTGGCAGCCGCACGGCCACGCACTTCGGATTTGATGCTGACACCTTTGGCCACCAGAAGAGCATCCTTGAAGGCGTCTATGCTGATCACTTCCTCACCCTTCCGGTTGGTGCGGGTGTAACCAGCCATAGCGGCGAGTTCCTGGTGACCGGCTTCAGGATTTTCCTTGACCAGGGTGACGAGATCGCGACCGGAGATAGCAGTGGACACTGTGGGCGTCGTGTGAAAAAGACCCTCTCAGCATAGGTCATGGATGCCGATCAGACAACCCCTGAACGGGTCAATCTCACAAGCCAGTTAGGAGCATGCGAATGTACTCGTCGCCGGGGGTTGCCTCACCATCATCCGTGCTCTGGAACATGACATGCCGAAAGTGCCGCTCAAGGCGCTGGCGGACAACCTCGATGGCGATACCGGCCTCAACCCAGCAGTTCTCAGACTGCGCTTCCCCGAGGGCGGACGAAACGTCGCGGCGGATTTCCTGGTGAAGCGAGGCAGCCATGGGAATAGTTCGGCTATCTCAGTGTAGCAGGATTGTCTTGTATTGCGACTACTTCGCGTCCGCCCAGGTGTCGCCGATGCCGACCTCAGCGATGATGGGGGTGAGTTTGCAGACCACGCCTCCGGCGTTTTCCATGCAGCTCTTGAGGGTCACTGCCCATTCCTCGACGAGTTCCTCGCGGACTTCCATGACCAGCTCGTCGTGGACGGAGGAAATGAGGCGAGCATCGCTTTCAGGAACATCGGTCAACTGTTCCCATAACATCGCCATAGCAATCTTAGCAATGTCCCCAGCGGTCCCTTGGACTTGAGTATTGATCCGAACGGTGTATTTGTCATTGAACCCAATGAGGATCCTTCTCCGCCCGTACCGGGTGAAAACGGCTGTGGAACGGGACTGTCCCTCCTGTTGCTGCCACTCATAGAGCGTGGGGTAAGCAAGCCGGAAACCCTCGACAATCTCTTTACACTCCTTCATGGAGTAGAGAATTCCGTATTGAGCTAATGCCTGACGTTGAAATGTCGCAGCACCTGCGCCATAGAGCAGTCCAAAGTTTGCGATCTTCGCAGAAGTCCGCATCGCTTTAGTGACTTCCTCTAACGGAACTCTCGCGATTGAAGAAGCGGTCTCAGTGTGAAGATCTCTTCCATCCGCGTAAGCCTGGATCATGCGCGGTTCCCGCGAAAGCTCAGCAGCAACACGCAGCTCAACTTGGCTAAAGTCAGCGCAGATTAACTTGTAGCCAGGTTCAGCAATGAACAAAGAGCGGAATGTTTTCTCTTTAGGTACTTGCTGAAGATTAGGCTCGTTTGCACTTAGTCTCCCCGTCGCGGTTCCCATCTGCAAGTATCTGCAGTGGATCCTATCTCCATGCTTCGCTGCAGCTTTCAGCAATGTCTCAACACAGGAGACGCGGGTATCCGCAGTGCTCCAGGTCATGTAGCTGTCAATCAGCGGGTAGTCACTGCGGAGAAAGGCGAGAAGATTTTGATCGAGGGAGACCTTACCGGGTTCTGCGGGCTTACCTTTAACAGGCTTGGCCGGAGGCAGAATAATCCCCGCATCGGTAAAAGCCTTAGACATCTGTTGTGTACTGCCTGGGTTAAACCCAGCCAACAGCTTATGCTGCCCCCTCCCAACATTCTTCTTCCGCAGATTGATGCTCCCATCAGGATCTCTAGGCAGCCATTTAGTCTCGTCCTCGGGGTGACGCTGGCGAAGAACCTCATCGAGAGCACTGAGAAACGCTGCTTTAAGGCGATCCGCGTTTAGCTCAAGTTCCGCCTTGAGCCTCAGCGCTCGCGCATTATCGAACTTAAACCCATGCCATTGCATGTAGGAGACAGGGCGCAGCGCTTGCATCTCCAAGCAGAAAACATCGAAGAGCGAAACCGTAGAATGGGTTGTTACTACGTTGCTTTTCAGCTTTTTCGACATCGGAGCGACCAGCAGCGGCAGCACCTTGGCGTCCCTAGCCGCATATCCCAACATGTCTGTGGTGATCTCTCCACCCCAGTCAGCTCTCTGCAGTTCCTTGGGTAGGTGAATGTTAAGATACCTAGCAGCGATAGCTCCCAGATCGTTCTTATGCTCCGTCCCATTCGTGATGATCTTCGATGCGATCATCGTGTCGAAGATCGGACTCTTCACCACCACACCCTCAGCCCGGAGCATGCTGAGGTCGAACGCTGCGTTCTGGAGCACCTTGGGCTGCGCCCCTTCCAGCATGATCTTCAGTTCCTTCAGCCCCGGCTTCCCCCAAGGCACCGCCCGGATGATGTTTCCCTCGGCATCCCTGGATCGCCAGCCGTCGAGGTCAACGATGATGCAGTGATCGGCGGTGCCGAGTTGGATCAACCGAACCCGATCCTTGAGTGGATCGAGCCCGAGAGTCTCAGTGTCCAACCCGACAGGGCCTTTGACTGTGCAAAGAGTCCAAAGCTCTTCGGCGAGCTGCTTGTTCTGACTAGGAGAATTGAAGAAACTGTGGCTGTCGGTAAGCTTGACCATCAGACAGAAACCCGTGTGTCAAGGTGGTGAACCTCACGGGCAGCTCGCGTTACCGCAACATACATAAGCTGCTGTTGCTGATCCCGTGCCTTCCTGTAGTCATCGTTGACGTAGACATAACGGAAAGTGCTGCCCTGGCTCTTATGAATGGTCAGCGCATAGCGGAAGTCGACGTCAGCGAAGAACGCTCTTAGGGGGAAATACTCCGTCGCCCAACGGCGCTTCGCGGCGCGAATGCCATTGTAGGAACCACCCTTGGCAGCTTTTGCTTCCTTAGAGATCTCCGTCCCAAGCGCCTTTATGTACTTGTTGAACTTATCAATTTCTTCCTGATCTTCCAGGACATAGAGCTTCACACCCTTCTCAGTGAAAATCCTCCAAGCAGAGCAAGTGAAGTCCAGATCATGAATAGGTCGGAAATCATCAATCAGGTCAGGAGGTCGAACAATATGGACGTCTTCGTTGTTGCTATACAGAACCTTGTCGTCCTGCAAGATTGGAGACAAAGTCAGCAGTGTGTCACCCTCGACAAACCGAGGAGCGTCCTCACCCATCAATACGATTCGCGCCTGACGGTTGAATGCCCTCCGGTGTTTGTTCATGTAGGTCAACATGACCGTATCTTCGCACCGATCCGTGTTCAATACCGACTGCAGCCAGGCTTCTTCCAGCAACTCGCCGCTCTTGTAGACGATCACATCTGTCCCACCCCCCGAGGCTGGACCTACCTGGGGTAGATATTTCATGGTCCTGATCTTCGTCGCTAGGTTCAGGATCGCCCCGTCGTGTCGGAGAATCTCCGTCAATTTGTACTTGAGCGGAGTCTTGAACGTTGCAGACAACGAATCCTCATTGATCGGCTTCAACTGTGAAGCGTCTCCAGCATAGAGAATCGGAATTCCGGTTTCGATAATGCTCTTCTCGATGTGAAAGACAAGGTCTTTGCCTACCATCGAACATTCGTCGACAAGCACAAAGTCGATGTCGTTCAGTTCTGGAGGTCGCACCTGTGTGAAAGTCTCCGGTTTGCCGTACTCTGCCTTTTGCGGTTTCAGATTCAAAAGCCTGTGCAACGTAAGCGGCTCGACCGTACCTCGCATGTGACGTCCAATGTTCTTCATGTGAACGTCGATCACGCTGCAAGCTTTGTGGGTAAAGGAGGTAACAACGACCTTCAACCCCAGGATGTCTAGCGCGACGATCAGCCCCACCAACAACACTGTCTTACCTGTTCCTGCAGAACCACGCAGGCTTGCGACAAAGTCGGTTGTGTCACCTGCAGCCATCTTCTCCACAATGTCGGAGACGACAGCTATCTGATCTTCGGTCAGCTTGGGGTAACCGGCACGTTCCAGAATTTCCCCAAGATTACTAAGCACATTCTTGACTTTGCAGCTTTTGGTCTTTTCCCTGATTAAAGTGGCAGTCACTTGTTGTCTAGCGATGGAAATTCGTGTTGAACTTGGCGATCCCGGATCATGTCGCGGACGACATTGCTCATGGAGTAAGCGCGGCCCCTTGCCTGAGACAGCAGGAACTCCTTCTGTTCCGGGTAGACGTACACTGACAACGGGACAAGCTCGGAGTTGGGGCTGAGTACAGGCATGAAAAAGGGTGTGCCGGGATCAACCTTCAGCACACCCGCATTGTAACCACATCAGGCAGCCGGTGGCAAGCCCTCACGATCACGAATCGGTTGACCCACCGCCAAAGGCATCGAGCCAGCCAGCCATCCCCTCGCGGGGGTGGGCCGCAGAAGGGGGTAACAAACCTCCCGACAGGGGCAGATCGCTCTCGGGGACAGGGGGGAGGTTTGTGTCACCCTCCTCGCTTCCGTCCCCTGCAGGCCCATTTGACACAAACCTCCCTGGATCGGTTTGGTCACCCTCTTCGACCTCGGGGAGGTTTGTGTCCGTGGGTCTGTTCCGGGGGGCTGGACACAAACCCGACACAAACCTCAAAAGGCCCTCCCCCCATGTGTTCTGGTCGTCTACATCGAAGTTTGTACCCCCCTCTTTTGATCTCTCCCCGCGAGGCACTCTGAACAACAATGTGGGCCGTCCTCCCTGCCCAGCATCGGAAGCGGTCATCCCAACTCTCTCCACCATCCCGGCTCTCTCCCATGCAGCCAGGTGCTTTGCAATCGCAAACCGTGACGGGAAATCCTCCTGTCCAGCACCCTCCATCCGGTGCATGACAAACTCCCGAATCGCCTTCGGCGTAACTCCCTCTTCCCCCGAGTCCGTCACTGCAGCAAGCACCAGGCTCCGGGGGCTGATGTCGCCAGTCCGGTTCACCCCCTCCCTCTCCAGCAGTGGAGTCAGATCCTCGATGCTGTAGTTCAGCTCCAGATCCCGCTGGATCAACATCCGATCCCCACTCCGGTCATACCGGGATTTGCCGATCTGCATCAGCCGGGAGTTCACACCGAAGGTGGCCTCCTGCTCAACCGAGAGATCCTTCAACTCCCAGGTCTCGTCGACAGCGTTGTTGATGCGATCCGTCCCCCGGAACTTCGCTCCGTCTTTAGTGTTGTGATGAATCCAGAGGATCGCGCAGGATGGAAAACCAAAGTCGGAACTAAGATCCCCGTTATTGACAGAAAGCGCATAGAGCGGGGAAGCGTATTCAGCCTCGTTCTCCTTCACTCCGGTTTCATCCTGCGATGAAGACAGACTGTCGATGACAACCAACACCGGCTCAACCTTCCTGATAATCTCTGCCAGTTCTCGGGGAAGGTCGGTCTTCCAGTTCTCTACAAAGTAGAACCAGCCGGAGTTCGCCTCAGTAATATCCTGAGCGCTCAACTGAGCATCCAACCGGGACTTGTTTTGGTCGCTGGAGATCCACAAAACATTCCCCTGCCTGCACTGCACCTCGATCCCTCGGATCTTGATCGACGACCCCGTACCAATGGCTTTCGCCAAAGCAATGGCCGTCTCCGTCTTCCCGACTCCACCCCGAGCATGGAGGAGAACCTGCGAAGGGCGTCGAATCAAACCAGGGATAATGTGCTCCTCCGGGGAGACGTCCTTCCGCCAATCTGGATCCCGCAGCAGACCGATCTCTTTGTTCTTCGTGAACTGCTTGTGCCTTGTCACAAGCTCCTTGATCTTCGTCGGTGTCAGCCGCATCCGCCCAGTCATATCCGCAAGATCTGACAGCGCAATGAACTGCTCCGCAGGGTCTCGTACCTCCTTGATAATCTTCTCTGCTCTAGCGAGCAATTCAACCCCGGAGATGATCTCCCTAGGGACATCAGTCGTCTTCTGGACGATAAGCAGATCCTCTGGATAGCGGTAACCAAGCGCTTCAGCAATCGGCTTGATATACCGCTCCAGCTCCGAACCAACAGGACGGGAGGCGTACATATCATTGGTCTCAATCTTATGGATAAAGTCCAATGAATCACCACCAACCCCACAACTCTTGCAATCCCAGCAGCCATTCTCCGCATTCACCTGGAACGAAGTTCCGCTGCTGCTGTCATGCCAAGGGCAGCCATTCATCAACTGCGGTTTGCTCCCACCCCTCTCCTCCCAGCCAAACTTATCAAACACCGAGTGTTTGAAGACCAGATCCGTCAGCCTCGGCTGCAGCTTCTGCTGGACTTCGTCCTTGAAGAACCAGCCTCTCAACTGCCTTGGCGGAACTTGCGTCCGCCCAACCTCCGACTCCAACTCCTTGAGATCGTCCTCAGCCAGCCACTCAGACGGCTTCAGCCGGGACCGCAGGACATCAAGCACCCACGCCGGAGCCTCGGCAGGCTTCCCGCCGTTGTACTGCAGGAACCTGTACCTCTTCTTTGTGTCCGGGTGAGGGCTCCCCGGCAGAACCGACATGCACCTGTTGAACCGGAGCACCAGCTCCTCCTTCGGAGCGCGGTTCATCGGGTCGTCTTCGTTTTGCCTGCCCTTCCCGCTCCACCAGACCCCGCCTTCCAGCAGGATCAGCGAGATCACATGGCTCAACTGCGGGACCAGGGCCTCCGGCACCCTCCACAACAACTGCCGCCGCCCCGGCTTCCCAGAGGTCCACGACATCGTGGTCTCCTCCCCATAGGGCTGATACTCCTCCCCCGAGATCGCCTTGTACCTGGCATCCGCCTCATGCCCATCAATGTCAAGGGCGATCAGCCCGCCTGATAGGGCACCCGTCACAACCCCTAGCCCTCGATACCTGCTGTCGCTCACCAGAGCCGACAGCATGTTCTTCCGCTCGATCTTGCTGTCCGTCCACCCTTTATGAAAGGTGTCCTTTCCGGCAACGGGAATCAGTGCCCAATCATCAGGAAAGACCTTCTTGTCAAACATGTCGCGGGCTGTGCCTATTGGCAGCACCTTGTCCTCGGGCACCTGTTGGTCGTCCGAGCCATTGCGGGGATCCGCAGCCATGAGGTAAAGTCGCAGGTGAGATTCGCTGGACTCATCGTCAGCATTCGGGCCTGCCCCTACGGGGTGGGCCTTTTTTTTGCTGCACGGGACGAGCCCAGCCGTCTGATCCTACGTCGCCCCTCCCTGAAATGGTTAGGATGCCGGCATGACCAAAGCCTCAGTTGAGAGCGACAATACACATCGGATCCGCTGCTTATGTGCCGCAGAACCGCTCCGCATCCAGTTTTAGGATCAAGTTGTGGTAATATCTGAAAGCGTCCAGTAAACACCACAACCAGCTCAAAAGCGTCAAAATGGTTTTTACAGCAAAGGTCAAGTCATGGTAACTATCGACAGTTACAACAACGGTGTTCACACCTTTGCAAAACTGTTTACTCGTTGGATGGACACAAACGAATGGAGCCACCCAGTAATGACACATTTAGCCCGAGGCGCTCTTGGGGGAACCGCATGGCTGCACTCATCCCAGATATCAGGGCTCCGCCATGGCAAGTTGCTCAGCCCAGGCCCCAGAACGTTTCTCGCTATTGCTGAGTTAAATAGGTACTTGCACCTATATGTCACAGAGAAGAAGCTGATACCAGGGACTACAAGCAGCAATCATTATACCAATGGGTACTGTATTATCGAGGACGGGATTCCTCCAACATCGGGTTGGTGGTTTGAGGTATTCTGTGGGCAACGGGTGCCCAAAGACATAGACCTGTCTGCGTCTTTCTACACAGAGGACGACGCCACTACTATCTCCAGGAGCTGGGCTAAAACCTTTAGGCGGCTTATCTCAGTTGAAGGTTATGACATTTACGAAGATATGGACAAAGTTCTAAGACTTTACTATCCAGCTAAAGACGTAGACCGGCTGGACCTCATCACCAGAGTGGCCAGATCAGAAACTGTCTGGACTCCTGAACAGCTAGTCAACGAAATTCCTGCATTAACAAAGCTGATCGGAGCATTGGGTGGTCCCGCAACAGAAGAAGAGTTGATCAATGAACTGACCTAATGCCTTGCTTCTCACTCGATCAGCAGATCCCAGATGTCGTGATGAGGTAGCTTGCATCACATTCCAACCTCGACGTCGTGCCCCATACCTCAAATTCACCCTCTGTGTATCTACGGCTTGTCGAAGCCCATCTCAGTCATGACCGCACTTCATTCAAAGTAGGTCTTATCTGCGACGATGAGAATTGCGTCCGTGTCCCTGTCCAGGTTGCTGTGGAAAGCATTCCGCTCCTGGTCCCCTATCTCGTCCTGCTGCGCGACTCCTCGATGCACCCGTCCCACACCGAGCTACCCGTTGTGCCGGTGTCGCGAGGGGATTCAGGGTCGTGGACCTTCGACCACGCAGCCGCCATGCAGGATCAGGAGCCCATCCCCCCCCCCCCCCGTTCTGAAATTGG